GATGAGTTATGATACAAGAAATTAATACTAAAGTAACAAATTTAATAGATAATGTATATAATTTTTATCAAGTAACTAATGATATTATATCTTATAAGAATCAAAAACTATTTGATTTTTGTACACATGAATTTGCTATAGATAGAGGTAGAGCACGACCATATCCTGGTGTTATATCAGGTATGGTTGTTTCTAAAGTGAATGTTGGAGAAGAGGATATTATAGGGGATGAAGCGACTGTAAAAGCTAATTTCTTAGTATCACATTATGTTCATAGAGATGTGGAATATTATAATTCTTTAATAAAATATTTTATAGTAGTTAAATTAATCTATAGTGAAAAATATGAAGAGTGGTATGTTGATGATTTAACTGAAGATTACGAAGTTCAAAAAAGTAGTTATGATGAAGGTATATCTGTAATTAATACAGAACCTATAGATAATGCTGTTAAAATGATTCAAGATAATATAGATAATTTTGATAATATTAATTATATGTTTAAAGGTAAAACTTCTAACAATCCTTTATTTTTAGATGATAATTATTATGTAGATTCCTTTAATTTAATATATTGGATTTTATATACAAATGGAGTAGATGTTAATTATAGATTTGGATTAGATTACTTGCTTTCTTCTACAACATTTGATACAATATTTAATAAAGGATACAAATATGAAACTATGAAGGAAGAATTTAGACAAGGAGATATATTATTCTTCAATAAAAATGATTCTTTTATAGGTTTATACTTAGGAGACAATCAATTCTTTTCAATTTTAGGAGAGTTTCCTAAAGATGACACACATCCTAAAATTTTTTCACTTGATGATTATTGGGATAAATTTAATGGTAGAGTGTTAAGAGTAAAAATAAAAGATTACTTAGAAGAAGATACAGAAGAAGGTGAGTAGTAGTGGTAGTACGATTACAATCGTCATTAGGAAGTAATGTTAAGCAAGTAGATGCTGATGATTTTAATATAAATAATTTATACTTAGCTAAAATAACTAAAGTAAATTATAAATATCAAACAGTGGAATTTCAAACTAAAAATACGTATGCAGGTCAAGTTAAAGGTTCAGATGGTAAATATTCAGCACCTATACCAAAAAGTTTTATCGGTAAAACACCTGAAGGGGTTTATTTTGGTGAAGTACCACTCATTACTCCAGGTTCTACAGCTCTTGTAGGATTTATTAATGGAGAAGGTAGTAGACCTATAGTACTAAATGTATATGGTGATTCAGATGTCAATAAACTCATAACACCCACACCTATAGATAGTGGAGATTTTTCTAATGAGGATATTTTTAGATATGGTAGTGCTATGTATAAATTATATCCATCATTAACATATGATTTTATAGATGGTGAAGGTACTGTAATAAAAACATTTAACGGTAAATCTTTCTTTACAATAAACTCTAATGAAGATGAGCAAGAACAAGCAACAGACTTCTACACAGGAACCAGTTATGGTGATTTATATCCATCACATGATAGAAGAGGAGACTTAGTAGAACCACGAAATCAAAGAGCACCTAAAATGCTATTTAAACATCAAGGAGATATAGGAGAAGATAATCACATTACTACCATATTTATTGGTGAAGATGGTACTTATCGGTTATCTAATATGGATACTGAAAAACAAAAGAGAACAACTCAAGAGATTTCTAATAATAATTATAGAGTAAAACATGAAGGGGATTCTTTACTACTTGATGAAGGTCAAGTTTGGGTAGAGTATGGTATTGATTCTGAAACTAATTCATTTTATATAAAAAATGATAATAATAAATTTGAATTTACAGATAAAGGTATTCTAGTAAATGAGAGACCTATTTTAGATGCTTTAGATGATAGTATACAAAATTCATCAAAAGAGTTGGAAGAAATAAAAAAACAAATAAAAGATATAGATAATATGCTTTCAACAGTAGGTAAAGAAAATATAGAAGAGCTCATAAGAGATACTAAAAATGCGATAGAAGTATCTAAAAAAGCTACAGATGATGTTAATCTTATGAATAGTAGAATAAGTGAAGTAAGTTCAAGAGCAGAAGGTATTATAAGTCAATTCCAAGATTTCAGAGATAAAACATATAAAGAATTTTATGAAGATGCTTCAAAAGTTATTAATTCGTATAACCAAGAATTTGAACCTTTAAAAAATGATGTTACTACTATAAAGAATAAAATAAACTCTTATGATACAAATGATTTACCTGATATATATGAAAGACTTAATACAATAGAGAGTAAATCATTTAACACAGATAGCTCAAAAGAGGCTAGTCATGAGGAGCGTATTAATAACTTAGAGAATAATTATACTACAATAAATAGTACTGTAGATTATATTGATAAATTATCGAGAAGTTTAAATGATAAGAAAATACCTAGTTTAGAGGACAGAATACACACTTTAGAAAAAGGTAGCAATAATTCATCAAATGCTATATCCTTTTTTAACTCCTTAGGTTATGAAGGGAGCATTAATGAATTACTAGGTTTTATAGAAAATGATAAACTTATAAGTAAAGATATTGATATAGAATTTAAAAGAAATTCAACAGAATCATATAAAGGTAGAGACTATGGAGTAGATGAACCTATATATGATTTAAATGGGTTACTTATTAGAAGTACTAAATCTGAAACAGCTACTATTAAATTAGATAAATATATTAATACCGAAGCTACCTGTTATTTTACTTTTGAATCTTCAAATAGAAGAATGTCTAGACAAGTGTTGTTAGAGATGTCTACATTAAAATTTGGTATAGATGAAGATTTTAACTTTTATGTAGATGTAAATGGTAAAACATTTACATATAATACAAGTTGGAATCCAGCGTCTTGGAAAAGTTATGATATTGTGTTAAAATGGTCTAATAATAGTAACACTGTAACTTTATTTGTTAACAATAGTAATTCTGGATTCTTAGACTTTGGAGGGTATAAAATGCCTGATACAAAAGAAATAAAGTTGAATACTGAATTTGATGGTGCAGTAAAAGAAATATATGTGTATGATAAGTATATTAAAGATAGATACATTTAAAGGAGGTTGAAGGGAACACAATGGCTGATAAATATAGTTCTATGACAGAGTTATTTAAAAATGAAGTAGAAGGTACTGATTACGAGGTTATTACTGAAGACAATGATAGTAAGGTACTCTTAACAAGTATACATGGTGGAGGTATTGAAGTAGGGTCTACTGAATTAGTAGAGGCAATAAGAGAACTAGGAAATTATAATATCTATGAGTTCAAAGGATTAAAAAGTAGTAATAATTCTAGCTTACATGTTACATCCACTAATTATGATGCTCCTCAATTACTAGAACTTATAAAAGAAACAGATTATGCAGTTTCTATACATGGAGCATCAGGAGAAGAACCTATTTGTTATATGGGTGGTAATGATGTTAAGTTGAGAAATGCTATATGGTCTGCTTTAGAGGATATAGGTATTAAAGTACAAATATCCCCACCTAATATTATAGGTGAGAATGATGATAATATTACAAATAGAACACGTAAATCTAAAGGTGTTCAGTTAGAGTTAACAACAGCACTAAGACAATCTTTTTTTAAAGATGGGGATAGTAGAAGAGTAAAAAGAGAAAATAAAGACAATTGGACTGATATAATAAAGAACATGGCAAAAGCTATACATGATACAGTTCAAGAACATATTAAATATGATAGTAACAATGTTACAACAAAATATAAAGTTAAATTATAAGGCGGTTTTACACCGTCTTTTTTAATATGTTGCTATATTAAAATTGATAAATATATTGCAAAATAAATACATATGTGGTATAATAATAAATATACAAAAGGAAGTGAATAAAAATGCCACAAGCAGACGGTACTAATGATTTAAAGCGTGTCGTTTTACACTTACCTTCAGAAGGTGATAAGGGTTGGTATAGATTTAAAGTTAATCCTGAAAATTACTCTATTGAACTACCTCAACGTACAAGTGTTATAAAAACTAAATCAGATATTATTATAGAAGATTATGGTAAAGATATAGAAATTATTAATTTTTCAGGTACTACAGGTTTTAAACCAATAATGGAAAATGGTGTAAAAAGAAACGGTAAAGATAAAATAGAAGAATTAGAACATATTATAACTAAATATGCAAAAGGTGGAGGAGACGGTAATCAGCAAAGTAATACTATGTTCTTTTATAATATGACAGATGGTAGATATTATAAAGTACACTTAGCACCACAGGGATTAAAAATTACTCGTTCTAAAGATGAACCTTTATTATTTAGATATGATATTACTTTAATGGTGTTAGGAGACGCTTTTGAGCCAGATAGAAATTCCATTGCCGACCCTGAGTTAGGTAATAAATCTATAAGTTCTGAAAAGAGTTTACAAGATAAATTAAACAACTTATACCCACCAGCTAAAAAATCTAGAGATATTAACAACAACACTAAAGATAACAATGACTCTACTAAAAGATTACCTCAAACTCAAACAGATACTAAACCTAAAACATATTCACCTACAGCAAATGGTAACAGAATATATAATCCTAGAAATTCAACAAATGGATTAAAAGGGAATGTGAGTAATATGGCTATGATTATAGGATATGGAAATGGTGGTGTAGACGCTTAATGAGACATGAAATTTATCAGACAGCTAGTTTATTAAGATTTTTAAATAATATAAACTTAAACAATACAAATATACAGTATAACTTATTAGATGAGAATATAGGTTTTGTCTCAAGATACTATACACCTAATATACAATTAAGTGAACTAGCACAAAGAGTATTAAATGATATTCAACACAATAATATTAAAACAGCAGAAAAAGATTTAAATAAAAATTCTATAGTAAATAAAATAGATAAAACAATGTTAAAAGTACAAGCACCAAGAATTTATTTTATTTTACAAACTATAATTATGGAATCTTATGCTATTGTTAATTGTTTTGTTGAGAATATAGATTCTATAGTATATTTAACAGAAAGAGATGTTAAGATAGCTAGAGAAAATTTAAATTATGTAGCAGATTATTTAAGTGACTATGAAGAATATAGTAGTGTAGTAACAGACTTAAGAGAATTAGATATTTGCTTTGGGTACATAGAATTACAACTACCTTTAATTAAGAAAGAGCGTGGATATTAATGAGATTTAAAAAACATGAAGTTAGGTATAATGATACTATGCAGGCAATATCTCAAAGATATTATGGTAGTCCAGAATACTGGATAGATTTAATTGAGCATAATAATTTAAAATATCCCTATATTGTAGACGACCATATGTTGAAAAAAGATAACCCTGAGCATTTAGTAACTACAGGAGATTATATTATTATACCTGAATACTCTTATCTAACTAATGCTACACTAAAAGAGATTAACAAGAAAGATAGAGATATTTTAGTAGAGATGGCTTTAGGTAGTGACTTAAATGTTACATCTAATGAAGACTACTTTAATAAACATGGTACAAGTGATGAAATACTTAATTTTACAGAAGATAATAAAGGTGATTTAAGTACAGTTGTAGGTGTAGATAATATTAAACAACAATTACAAACGAGATTACTTACACCTAAAGGTTCATTAATATTACATCCAGATTATGGTTCTAATATACATGAATTATTTGATAAAAATATACCAGAAACAGCAGTACTTATTGAATTAGAAATAATAAGAACCTTATTATCAGATAGTAGGGTTAAAAATGTTAATACTATAGATTGGACTTTGAAAGGTAAATACTTTTGGGGTAAGTTTTCTGTAGAGATTGAATCTGTAGAGGAATCAATAACATTTGTATTACAATCTGATGAGACAGGTATATTTGCAAGGTTTGAATAGGAGAGGTATATAAATGAAAACAAGAAAGCTAACAGATATATTATCTAGAATGATAGATAAGACAATGATTGCAACAAGTAAAGTATCAGATTTTACTCCAGGTTCAGCAGTACGTTCATTGTTAGAAGCTATCGCTCTTGAATTAGAACAATATTATATATTAACAAAAGAAAATATTGAGTGGGGTATAGAAGAAGGGATAGTAGAAGCTTTTGATTTCACAAAAAGACGTGAAAGAAGAGCGTATGGTGATGTGACTATTAGATTTTATAATCCATTAGAAGAAACTATGTATATTCCTAGAGGTACTACTTTTTCTTCTACTAGACAACAATACACACAGCAATTTGAGACTTTAGTAGACTATTATGTAACAGAAGGCTCAACTGAAGCCAAGGTAGAGGTATATGCTAAAGAATCAGGAACTATTGGAAATGTTCCTGAAGATACTATTAATGTTATGGCATCATCTTCAACACTCATTAAATCAGTTAATAATGATTTATCTTTCTCTACAGGAAGAGATGAGGAAAGTCAAGAAGAATTAAAAAGAAGATTCCATATGTTTGTTGAGAGTAGAGGTAGAGCTACTAATAAATCAATTAGATATGGAGCTATGAAAGTACCTGATGTTAAAGGTGTTTATGTATATGAACAAGTAGGATTAGTAACTGTATATGCACATGATAATAATGGTACATTACCTAATAATTTAATAAGTGATATTGAAGAAGCTTTGGAAGATTATAGACCTAGTGGAATTATGTTACGAGTTAGACCAACTGTAAAAACAGATGTAGATGTTGATGTTAGAGTAGTTATAACAAATAAAGCTAGAATAGGTGAAACATTACAAAGACATATCGAAAGTGTTATTAGAAGTTACTTAAATGACTTTAATGTATCAGATGATTTAATATTGGCTGATTTAACTCAAGTAATTATGAATATAGATGATTCTTTAATATATGATATTCAATTTAATAGTATTATGGGTAATATCGAAACACAACCAGAAGAGATTATTCGAGCTGGTAAGATAAATGTAACATTAGTATAGAAAGGAGGTAAAAATTTTGAGTAGCTTTTTGAAAAACTTACACCCATTATTAAGAAGAAAAAAAGATAAAAATCTTAATGAAGATATAAACTATATACTACTAAACACTTTAAATGAAGAGTTAAATACGGTAGAGAGAGACACGATTGAGAGTAAATTACAATCTTCTTTAAAAAGTGCTACAGGAACGTATTTAGATAAATTTGGAGATTGGTTTGGTGTATATCGTAAAGTAGATGAGGAAGATGATAAATATAGACAAAGAATCATTAAATACTTACTTTTAAAAAGAGGTACGAATAATGCTATTATTGAAGGTATTAAGTATTACTTAGATAGAGATGACCTTAATATTAGTATCTATGAACCATTTAAAAACATTTTTTATACTAATAAATCTGAATTAAATGGTAACGATAAGTTAATGGGTTATTACTATAGATTTGCAGTTATTAATGTCACTATAGGTAATTACTTCCCTTTAGAAATTATAGATATTATAAATGAATTTAAACCCGCTGGAGTTAAGCTATATGTAACCTACGATGGTGGTGCTACTAATAATGTAAGCTTGATATATCAATGGTTAAACGATGATATGAAAGTAGCAATGTATGAAGACATCATTAATTTTTATGGTTACGATGAGTTATTATACGGTCATATTAATTTAGGACTAAGAAAAACAGATAGTCTTAATTATAAATCTGTATTTATTAATAATAAAAGTTTAATCAATAGTGAAGACGTATTAACGGGTTCTTCTAATGTAGGGAGAATATTTAATAATGTTAGTATTAAGTCTTCATATAATTACACACCACAATATAATTCTTCCGTAGCAAATATAATTTCAGAATTAAAAAATAAAAGTGAAGAATTAAGTACTGATTTTTATTTATATACAAATGAAAAAAATAAAGTTAGTGTTCCAGTAACATTTAAATCTAATTCAGGTATAGAATATATTTATAATAATTTTAATTTAAGAGATTACTTAATTAAAACTAAACCTAATTTATTGAACAAAACTAAAAGAGAAATATCTGATTATATAGGTCAAGTTGATTTCAAACTAACTTTAAAAGCGCTATTACCTCCAGATGAATATATTAATATTGTTTTACAAATATATGATTTTGATAGAAATAGATGGAACACAATAAATTATAATTCTGTTTCTTTTTATGAAAAGGATTATGATTTTAGTATAGGATATTTAAATGATTATTTAAATGATGATTTAAATATGTTTACTAGATTACAAGTTTATGGTTACGATGATGAAGTAACACTTGACATAAATTATTTAGATATGGTATTTTATCATTATGAAACAGGAGTCTATACAATACATCCTTATACTCCTATTATAAGTATGTATAATGAGTTTTATGATATGTTTTATGTAGAAGCATATAAGGTGTTTAGTCCTACTAATGGAGATATTATATCTAGACCATCATATAAAAAAATACAGTATATAAAAGTAACAGATAATAAGGATACAGATTTAAATCGTGAAGAAGTTTACGGTAATTCTAATTACTTAGTTAATGATAAGTCAGTTGACGAGTATATAAAATCTATAGAAAACTATATAAAAATTACTAACTATTCTACTATTGAAGAAGAATATATACATGGAGAAATAAAAGATATAAATAAGGATAATATCATAGAAAAAGTATATAAATTCAATGGAGTTAGAACAGACTTAAAAGATTTTAAAATTGAAATACCATATAATCCTATACCAGATTTATATATTATGATTTCTGAAGATGGTAAATCTTGGGAAAAAGTAGCTAAGATAAATTATTCAAAAGACGAAGAAGTTAATACTACTGTAGTTAATAAAGTTGTAGATTTATATGGGCTTAGATTTGTAAACTATTCAGAATTAACACCCATGTCTGAAGTTATATTAAGTTCAATAAATAATATACTTTTAGAGGATTTAACTGATGCTTCTAAAATTGTAAGTGCAATGCCTAAAAGCTATTTTAATGCATTGTGGACTGACATAGACACTGAATATTCTGTAAAAATGGATACTTTAAAAGTTATTAATGACACAGATAATGGTATTATAGATTCATCAAGTGGAGAAATACTTAAATCTACTACATTAGATGTAAAAACATACACTTCATTAGATGATATTAACTACTCTAATCTTAAATACGTAGAAGATTTAAGATTAGGTTCACCTAGAACATTAGATGAATTAGCAAATCATCAATTCACAGATTTAAGTTACTATGTAGATAATAATCCTAAAGTTAATTTCTTTAAAACTGAGATAAGTTTAATACCTGAAGAAAATGTAAATATATTGAGAGACAGTAATATACCTCAACCAGTATCTTATATAAACGGAGCTAAATATGAGTTAGAGCAACCTATTGTAAGCGGACATAAATACAAAGTAACTATTTTAGGAGAATTGTCACCAGAAGTAACAACAGTTAACGTTGTAAATACAAACACAGATATGAGTGAAGTAGTATTCTATCCAGAAGAGATTGACAAATCACAAGGATTATTGGAAAAAGAATTTACAGCTAAAACAACTTCTATCAGAAAAAATGAATCTATAAAAATATATACAGATGCTAATATAAATGAAGCATTTAAGATTAAGAAAATAAGTTTAGTAGAAATTGAATAAAATTTAAATCTTTAGTTGTATTTTTTACTAATTTGTGATATAATTATGTAGAAGATACAACTAGAGTATCTGTTATATTAATTATGAATATGATAAACCTTAATATGAAAGGAAATAATAAATATGGCTATAGCAACGTATAATTCACATGTAGAGTTAGCAAAATACTTAGTTAGTAAAGCTAATTCTACTTATTTAGTAGTAGGTCGTACAACACCGTGGTCTAGTGAAACTAACCCACCACAACCAAATGAGAAAACGACTTCATTACAGGAAATAATTGGATATAAGAAAACACATAGAGCAACATTAGTAAGACCAGCACAGTCACCACAAGATGATGATAAAGAAAAAATATCTTATGGTAATAAAGATTGGGTAGTAGTTACTACAGAAAATGCTAAAGATGAAGGAGCTAAATGGGTTTATCTTGAAGCAGATGTTGTAGGTAATGAATTACCATTAGGAACGTATAGACAAATTGGTTTCGTTATTGACTTAGTTCCTAATAGTGGCGTAAGTAAACCTAACCTATTACCAAGTGAAGTAAAAGAAACAGGAACTTTAATGTATTTTGAGAACAAACAATTCCAAAACAGAACGGAAACTACAACAGCTAAAGAGAGATGTATTATTGAAGTTTAATAAGAAAGGAAGCATATTGAATGGTCGTAAATTTTAAAGTATCCCCTTACCTAGATAGATTTGAACCATCTCAAAATAGAACCAGAGTCTTATTTAATCCTGATAGACCATTACAACAAGCAGAATTAAATGAGCTTCAATCTATTTCAACATATTATCTTAAAAATTTAGGAGACTCTATATTTAAAGATGGTGACAAACAATCAGGATTAGGGTTCACATTAACAAATGAAAATATATTATCAGTTAATCCAGGTTACGTTTATTTAAACGGTAAAATTAGATACTATGATTCTGATGAGACAGTAAGATTAACTGGTGTAGGTAAAGAGTATGTAGGAATGAAAATAGAAGAGAGAATTATCACTCCAGATGAAGACTACTCTCTATTAGACCAAACAAGCGGTGTTCCTAGTTATTTCTCTAAAGGTGCTGACCGATTAGAAGAGAAAATTGTATTAACTCTAAATGACCCTACATCAGCTACTATATATACTTTTTTAGACGGTCAATTATTTGTTAAATCCAACAATCCAGAAATGGATAAAATAAATAAGGTATTGGCTGAACGTACTTATGATGAATCAGGTTCATATAAAGTTAATGGATTTGAATTATTTTCAGAAGGTAACGCTATAGATGATGCTCATGTATCTATCGTAGCAGACGCAGGTAAAGCGTACGTTAAAGGTTGGCAAGTAAATAAACCAACATCAACAAGATTAAATGTTGAGAAGTCATTTGATTTAGGTAAAGCTGAAAATGAAAGTACAATATTCAATAAATCTACTGGAAGTATTAGTTTAGCTAACTCTCCAGTTAAAGATATTAATAGAGTAACAGGTCAAGTATTAGTTGATAAAGAACGTGTAACAAGAGGTTCAACAGGAGATAGTTTAGATTACCTCTCAAATAATACAGCTTTTGAGGTAGTTAGAGTATGGACTGAGACATCACCAGGACAAACAACTAAAGAGTATAAACAAGGTGAAGATTATAGATTAGTTGACGGACAATCTATTGACTGGTCTCCAGGAGGTTCTGAACCTAACGGAGGTACAAGTTATTACGTATCTTATAAATACAACAAGAAAATGGAACAAGGAACAGATTTTACAGTTACAACACAAGGTGAAGGTCTAGGAGAAAAATGGTTTATTAATTTTGATACGTCAGGAGGAGTTAAACCTACAGACCAGTCTGTAGTGTTAGTAGATTACACGTATTACTTAGCACGTAAAGATGCAATTGTGTTAGACCGTTTTGGAGAAATTACAACTGTTAAAGGTGAACCTAACATTATGCGACTAGTAATGCCACCGACAGCTACAGACCCTGAAGTCTTACAATTAGGTACAGTAACAGTATTACCTAATTCAGATTCAGCTGAATGTTTAACTTATGCAGTAACGAGACTTTCTATGGAAGACTTGCAAAATGTTAAAACTAGAGTTGAAAATTTAGAGTATAACCAAGCTGTAAATGCACTGGATGATGAAGCTATGGAAGGTCAAAATCCTCTAACATTACGTTCAGTATTTAGTGAAGGTTTTATTTCTTTAGATAAAGCCGATATTACTCACCCAGATTTTGGGGTATCCTTTAGTTTTGAAGACGCAGAAGCTACATTGTCATATACAGAACAGGTTAATCAACCTACTATTTTAGATAGTTCTACAGCTAAGATATGGGGTAGATTAATCACAGCACCTTTTACAGAAGAAGCTACAATAAGACAGCCACAAGCTTCAGAAACACTAAATGTCAATCCATATAACATACCAAACAAACAAGGTGTAATGAAAATTAAACCTAGTGAGGATAACTGGATAGAACAAGAAAATGTTACTATTACTAAACATAAAACTAAAAAGTATACAATGCACAGATTCTGGAGACATGGTGGAACTAACTATAATGAAACAGAACATTATTTATACTCTAACTTGCAATTAGATAAAGGTCAAAAATGGGCTGGAAAATCATGGGCTTACGATGTAAAACATGGTAGAACTGGTACTATTTTAGAATCTGGTGGAAGAAAAACACTAGAAGAAATGATTGAATTCATCAGACAAAAAGATGTAACGTTTACTGTTAAAGGTTTAAGTCCTAATGATAATAACCTATACCTATTGTTTGATGGTGTTAGGGCTCCTATTACCCCAGCATCAGGATATAGAAAAGGTTCAGAACCAGGAACTATTATGTCAGATGCTAAAGGAACAGCTAAAGGTACATTTACAATACCTCCAGGTATACGTTGTGGTAATAGAGAGGTAACATTAAAAAATGAAAACTCTACAAGTACAGCTACTTACTCAGCACACGGTCGTAAAAAGACAACAACTGAGATTATATTTAAAACAAGAGTAACTGTTAATTTAGTAGACCCACTAGCACAATCATTCCAATACGATGAAAATAGAACAATCACATCTGTAGGGTTACACTTTGCAAGTAAAGGTGATAGAAATTCAAATGTAGTTGTTCAAATTAGAGGAATGGGAGACCAAGGTTTTCCTAATAAAACAGTTTATGCTGAAACAGTTCTAAATGCAGACGATATTAAAGTATCAAATAATGCAAGTGCTGAAACTAGAGTATACTTTGAAGACCCTATGATGGCTGAAGCAGGTAAAGAGTATGCAATTGTTATTATTACTGAAAATAGTGACTATACAATGTGGGTAGGTACTAGAACAAAACCTAAAATAGATAAACCTAATGAAGTAATTTCTGGAAACCCTTATGTACAAGGTGTTCTATTTAGTTCATCAAATGCTAGTACATGGACTCCACATCAAAACTCAGACCTTAAATTCAATGTTTATACAGCTAAGTTTAATAAAACAGCGGTAATTGAATTTGACCCTATTAAAAAGGTTAAAGGTGACCGTATTGTATTAATGTCAACTTATTTAACTCCAGATAATACAGGTTGTAGTTGGGAATGTAAAATTATCTTTGATGATATGAGTAATGATGTAACATTTGATAATCTACAGTGGCAACCTATAGGAAACTACCAAGATATAGATTTATCAGCAGTAGCTAGAGAAGTAAAACTTAAAGCTACATTTGATTCAAATAAATATATCTCACCATTTATGACAGTAAGTGACTTAACATTCACTACTTTCTTAACACAATTATCAGGTTCATATATTGGTAGAGCTATTGATATGTCAGAAGCACCTTATAATACTATGAGATTTAGTTATGAAGCGTTCTTACCTAAAGGAACAAAAGTAGTACCTAAATACTCTAGTGATAACGGTAAAACATGGAAAACTTTCAGTAGCCGACCTCAAGTCAAACAAAGTAATAACGAATTCTATAGATATACAATAGATGAGAAAGTAAAAGACACAGGTACTAATACACAGTTACAAGTAAGATTAGATTTATCAACAGAGAATAGCTTCTTAAGACCTAGAGTTAGACGATTAATGGTTACAACTAGAAATGAGTAATTTATAAAAGGAGGGGTAAAACCTTCCTTTATATACATATAAAAAAAGGGAAGTGGTTATAGTGCCTAAAGAATACAGAGACCCTTATTCACAGGCTAAAATATTTGTACCTACACATGAAGAGATTAGAATTAAATCTTTAGAAAAAGAATTAGAAGAGAAATTAAAAAAAGCAGATATTTTATTAACTAAACTACAAGAGAAAGGAAATTAAATTAAATGGCTTTTTCTTACACTGATTTAAAAGATACAGACAGATTAAAAGACCTTTATCCTAAAGTAAACGATATAGGTAATTATTTACTAAGATTAGAAGAAAATTTAGATAGTACAGGTAATATAGAGACATTTGATAGTATAGATTTTAATAATGTTACTAAAAAAATAAGTAAAAGTGGTGTTTATTACTTTACCAGAGCAATTAACCAACCAGAAGATGTAAATTATAATGGTTATGTTATTTTATCTATAAGAAATACAAATTATTATAAAATATATTTTTCTCCATTTAATACAAGTGAACTATATATAAAAACTTGTAATAATGGTTCTTTGTCTAAGTGGTCTAAATTTTTAATAGCTGGTGATGATTTATACGATGAAGGTAATACACTAGATATTAAAAGATTAAATAAATCAATAACACAATTTGCAACACTTTTAAACCCACCTAAAGAAGACTTAAATATAGGTTGGATAGACTATAAAGAAAGTAGAGAAGGGAAATCATCTATAATAGAATTCAATCCTATAAATTCTACTTCAACTTTTACAAAAATGAGAAGATTACCTGAACAAGAGCAAAACCCTAACTTCTTAAGGGATAGTTTATTTATTCATCCAAAAACAGCATACGAAAATATAAGAACAGATAATTGGGAAACACCTCCTTTTTGGGGTTATTCATCAGGTACTAATAAATCTAGTATTAAATTTAGAGGAGAAAATACTGTTCAACTAAATGACACTTCTTATACTTACCCTACAATTATGTCTAATAGATTTAAAATAGGAGAACAGTTTTCTGTAGGGGATACAGTAACAGTATCTGTGTATGCTAGAGTGAATGACACTTCTTTACTTAAAAATAACTACGCTTTCTTTGAATTAGCAGGTTATGATAAAGTAGACATGACTTTAAATCCTTATACAGGCGGTAGAAGAGAAATAAAAGCAGATGAATTGTCTACAGAATGGAAAAGATACTCATTCACTTTTAGTATTCCAGAATACACACAAGGTGCTTCAGGTGTTAAAACAAATTATGTTTCTTTACTATTACGTATGGATTGTAAAACATCAGGAAATAATAATGGTGCGATTGTTTATTATGCTATGCCTAAAATAGAAAAAGGCAATAAAGCAACACCATTTATAACTCATACTAAAGATGTTAAACAATATGATGAAATATGGACTAATTGGAATGAAATTTTACCTAAAGGTGAACTTAACAATTATACAACCGTAGACACTGGTAAAGATAGCTACTTTAAGTATAGATTTTGGAAAAATGAAGTAGGAGATACTTCATTTAAGGATTTACTATTATCACTACCTCAAGGTTTTCATACAGTGTATGCTCAGAATGGAATTACAGATTTACCAGGAACAGAATCATTAAGAGGTACAGTATTAGTAGATTATAGTAAAGGTGATATTACAGGTACGAATAAACAAGTAGTGTCTACTTTCACTACTCTGTCAGGTAGGACTTATAAGTTAACTTTTAATGGTACTACATGGAATGTACCACTAGGAACAGAAAACAGCTTCTTACTGTGGACTGGGGAAGCAGACTTATCAGATTCTAGTATTAATATGACTTTTAAAGATTCAATTAAAAATTATGATTATGTAGAGATAACATTTTACTTTGATGCATCAGGGTCTTATACTACAGAGAGATTAGACCTTACTGTTCCAGGATTATCAAACTTCTATATTAGAGGTATGAATTTAGCTAATAGTTCTACATCAACAAGTATTGACTTTTATGAAGGAGAAATCGACTTGGTTTCAGACACTATGGCTAAACCAGCAATGTCTAAAAAAATTAAAATAAGAGACGGTGTATCTAGTGTAGAAGGTTTTAATACAAAAGGACATATAATAGTATACAATATTGTAGGTATTAAAAAATTATAGAGGTGAAAATATATGGGAATATACATTATTAACAAAGAAGAGATTGTATTACATTTAGATGGCAACGAAATTTTAGGATATACATTAGAAGGTGGGTATGACCCTTCAAGTATTAATAATGCTCTTTTAAAACGAAGTCAATTACCAGAAAACTTCTTTAATGAATTCTCTTCAGGCAGGTTTGCATATTATAGAGATACAGATAAGGTAGAGTATAACCCTGATTATGTTCCAGTAAAAAGAAATGTAGAAGATGATGATGACGAGGACTCTTATAGTTCAGTACCTAATGGTTATGTTCCTAGAAAAGATTATGAAGAGTTAAAAAGTCAATTAGATGAGATTAAGAAAACACAAGAACAAACATTAGAGTTATTAAAACAATTATTAGGACAGAAAGGGTAGATAATAATGTCCTTACAATTTACACAAATAACAGATAAACATACATTGAAAGACTTAACAACTCAAGTTAATAATATTGGGCTTGAGTTAACTAAGTCAGACAATATATTTGAAGTAACTGATGACTTAACCACAGACATTAATAAGTCACAGAAAGTTAAATTAACTAATGATTCAGGTGGAGCTAAAAGACCTAATAGTATTAGTTTCCTTCATGATATTAAAGAACCTGGATATTATTATATCCATCAAAGTGTACTACAACGAGTTCCTGACAGACCTACAGTAGCACCTCGTGATGCACTTTTAGTTGTATACCCAGTATATACAACAGGTACAGCTGTAATTGTACAGCAGTTATATACTATTAGTTTCTCTGATACAGAATTAAGTTCGGTGTATAGATATGTTAATAATACAACAGCTTCTAACTGGCAACATAATGTGTTACTCCCAGGAAACAAAAGTAGAACATACGCTAACATGGATGTATTAGATATTGATACACCAGGAACACATTTTATATTCAGAGGCTCTAATTTACCTGTAAGAGCTGGTTCTGGTTTAATATCAGTTGTATCATCAGAATATTATGGAAAAGTATTTATTTATGTTGACAATGAAACTAATAAGATATATACTAGTAATAGTAACGGTTCAGGTACATTAAATTGGAAATCACAAATAGAAGTAAAAGATTTAAAACCTTTTTTACTGTCCGATGTAGATGATAACTTAGCTGTTAAAGGTACTAACATAGGTATTAAAGTATCAGATAATAAATCTTTTGGTAACTTTATACAAGATTACGTAACAAGAACTAATCAGCATGTTTTAACATTTTATTGTCAAGGTGGCGTAGTAGGAAACCCTGCGGGGTCAGATTCTTGTAGAGGGTTATTTATTTCTAGTGCTTCAGAAGATGATTTTGGATATGGTGTATATTATGCTATATCTAATGGTGGAAGGTTATATACAGGTACTGTAACGAATAGTAGTTGGAATGAATCTCAAAAGTATCCTATAATGAAAGAGCTATGGACTGGAACACATAATTTTAAAGACACAAATAAAAAAGAACAAATGACAGATAGTATTGACAACTATAACTATGTAGAGATATATACTCGATACAGAGCATTACAGAACACAAAAGGTACGGATAAAACAGGAACACTTTGCCACAAGTTTTATGTCGATGGTGACGGTATTTATGTATGCTCAGGCTCTTATGTATCGGGAGACCCTGATAGAATAGGTGTAGAATACTACAGAGTAACATTAACTATTTCAGGAGATACTTGGACTATTAAAGATAGTGCAGTAAATAATAATAAAAATCAATACATTAAACGAGTAGTTGGTTTATCTATTTAAGACTAAGTTAAAAACTTAGTCTTTTTTTAGTTGTATTTTTTTATTATATATGGTATAATAAAAAAAGTGTAAGGTATGTGAGGAGATTAATATGAAATTACATGTTAAAAACTTATATACTTATATAGAGTTTGAGGAGGGAGATAGTTATTTAAAGGATATTATTTTAAAAAGGATGCACACAACGTTAGGTGCAAGACAAGAAGGATTCCAATATAGTCCAGCGTATAAAAGAGGTCAGTGGGATGGTTATATAGATTTCTATGAGTACGATAGGGATAGATTCCCTACAGGACTACTATTTAAAGTACAAGAGTTACTAGGAGAGCTACAGTCTAGATATAATTTTCAATATGGAATAACTGATGAACGTGATGAGAGTTTCTTAGCTGAAGAAGACATAGATAAGGAAATTAATTTACTAGATGATAATGTAGGTCAAATAACTTTAAGAGATTACCAATACGATGCTGTATTCAATAGTTTAACTTACTTTAATGGTATACTTCATATAAGTACAAACGGAGGTAAATGTATTTCTATGGATTCTATGATTTTAACTACAGAAGGGTATAAGTCTCTTCAAGAGATTTTTGAAACTCAGGGAGTTAAAGTAGATAATAAAGAAAAAGTCATAGAATTAAAATACCCATTAATAAATCGTTATGGTGAAGTTGAGTATACTAGTCATTTTACTAAGAATGGAGAAAAACCTACAAAGAGAATAAAAACTAATAAAGGTATTGAGTTAGTTAATACTTATAATCACCCCTTATTAGTTAGAGAGGGTTTTAATCTTAAATGGAAAAAAAGTGAAGATATTGAAGTCGGAGATATTTTAGTATCTAGAGTAGGAGACCGTCAATTTGGTAACAACAATACCGTAGAAAATGAAGAGGAAGCCTATGCATTAGGTTGTATGGTAGCTGACAGTTATTTAGGTTCTTACAGTCGTTTGTCATTTTCTAACGATAAAAAAGAGATACTAGATAAAGTTTCTAAATTCTGGAATACTTTCAGTAATAAGGAAGTTTATTATGATACACATAAAGAATTTAAAGGTATAACTATACACTTACATGATACAATAAAAACTAGGGAATTTCACGATAAATATAAAATTGAATATGGAGTAGCAAAAGATAAAAGAATACCTAAGTGTATTATGGAAGCCCCTGAAAATATTCAATTAGCATTTGTAAGTGGTTACTTAGAATGTGAGTCCAGCATATCAGAAAAGAACTTAGAAGTTACGAGTGCTTCTAAAGATTTAATAAAAGACTTACAACTTATTCTTTCTAATATAGGGATTGTATCAACTAGTAAAGAAAAAGTAGTTAAAAAATACAAACACAATAACTATTATAGACTTATAGTTAATAGAAAAGAATTAATTAAATTATTACCTTTATTAAGATTCGAAACACAACAAAGAAAAACTCAAAAAGAGAACTTCCTATCTATTGGTACAAAAATTAAAAGTTCTTATGGAAACACTATAGAAGGGTCACGTTATTTACTAAAAAAATATAGAGATTCTTTAAATATAGATAAAAAAGAATTTAGTAAGTATCTTTCAAGAGACACTATTACTATTGATAAACTTAGAGAAGTAGTAGCATTATACCCTGACGGAGATAAGGAAATTAAAGAACTTTTTGAAAGTATAACAGATAAGAATATCTATTACCAGAAAGTAGAACAAGTATTAGAAGAGGAGATTATACCTACATTCGATGTATGTATGCCAAAAACACATAGTTTTATTTCTAATACAGTTGTTAATCATAATACCGAGATTGCTAGTGGTATTATAGACCAACTATTACCTCAATTAGAAAGAGGAGAAAGAATAGCTTTCTTTACAGGTTCTACAGAAATTTTTCATCAGTCAGCAGATAGGTTAAAGCAAAGATTAAATATACCTGTAGGTAAAGTAGGAGCAGGTCAATTTAACATACAACAAGTAACAGTTGTTATGGTACCTACACTTAACGCTAACCTTAAAGACCCTACACAAGGCGTTAAACTAACACCTAAACAAAATATAAGTAAGAAGATTGCTACTGAGTTTTTACCTAAGTTTGAAGGAGGTACAAATCAGAAGAAATTACTAGGTATGTTATTAGATAATTTTATACCAAAAACCAAAGTAGAACAAACGGTTAAAGATGAACTTATCGGTATTTATAAATCTTGTAAGAATGACAATGAAGTGCTTATGAGATTAAAAAATCATAATGCTAACTTTCAAAATATAGTAAGAAATAAGAATAAGAAAAAATATGATAAGTATCATCGTATGCGTGAGTTTTTAGATACTATAACGGTTATGATTGTAGATGAAGCACACCACTCAAAATCAGATACTTGGTATAACAATTTAATGACTTGTGAAAATGCGTTATATAGAATAGCTTTAACAGGCTCTATTGATAAAAAAGATGAGCTTTTGTGGATGCGTATGCAAGGTTTATTCGGAGATGTTATATCTAGAGTAACGAATAAACAACTTATAGAAGAAGGTCATTCAGCTAAACCTACAATAAATATTATACCTATAGCCAACCCTAATGATATTGATAATATAGATGAGTATCGAGTTGCTTATGAGAAAGGTATAATAAATAATAATTTTAGGAATAAACTTATTGCAAAATTAACAGAGAAGTGGTATAATGAGGACAAAGGGATACTTATTATAGTAAACTTTATAGACCATGGAAATAATATATCAGAATTACTCGATGGTTTAAATGTAGAACATTATTTTTTACATGGTGAAGTCGATTCTGAGATACGTAAACAAAAACTAAATGATATGCGTAGTGGTAAGTTGAAAGTAATGATTGCTACAAGCTTAATAGATGAGGGTGTAGATATTTCAGGTATTAACTCACTTATACTAGGGGCAGGTGGTAAATCATTAAGACAAGTATTACAACGTGTAGGTCGTGCTTTACGTAAAAAGAAAGATGACAATACAACACAAATTTATGATTTTGCAGATATGACTAATAGATTTTTATTCCACCATTCAAAAGAGCGTGAGAAAATTTATAAGGAAGAAGAATTTGAAATTAGAAAAATGTAAGGAAGGATAAGTATTATGGGAAGTGTTAAGACAAAAAGAAAACTACTAGACTATTTAGAATCTAATTCTAAAGACAATATATTTACTATATCAACAAAGAAAAAAATAGCTGAATCAGTAGGTGTATCTGTATCAACTATTAATAACAATCTTAAAAAATTAGAAGAAGAGAATAAAATAGCAGTAGCTACTAAAAAAGGTCACAACGGTGGTATTGTTATTACACTTATTAAAGAGAGATTTAATACAGAAGACCTTGTAGAATTTAATAAGAGTAACGATAATATTATACAATCAGCACAGAAATATGCTGAAGATTTAAGAGATAAACACTTCCCTACATATACTTATCAAAGAAAAGAAAATAGAAGACGAACTAAACAAGAGATGGCAAAATATAAGGCTATCAAAGATAAGAATAGACGTATTATACTAGATATGAATTTAGAACTGAGCAATATGAATTATCCTTCTAAAGAAGTATTTAATATGTCTTATGACCCTGAAGGGTTTTATAAAGCTTATATATTATGCAAACTCTATGATATGTATTGTATAGCACACATGAACGCTAGACGAGATTTCCATGAAAGAAGAATAGAAAAAGATGACTTAGAACCATATCAAGTAGAACATCATAAAAAGTATATAGAGTTTTATAAAAACCAATTAGTTATATTCTTATCTAAAAATAGTGTATCTGATAATTTCTTTGGTAGTAAAACATTTAACACTTTCTATAATTTTTATAATAAAATAAAAGATTTAAATAATTTTAATGTTTTTCTTTATATGCAAAATGTATTTAATAATGTATCTTATGTGTATGAAAATACAAATTCTAGTATAAATATTCCTATGCCTAATTATTTTAATTCTGATAAATATTTTGAACAATACTATAAATATATAGATACTATAAAGAAAAATGTAAATAACACACAGAGACATTTAGGAGATACTGAGTTATTAGTAGATTCAACTATATATAAGAATAATCCAGCATTAAATCAGTTACAGCAAATGTATATGTCAAAATTAAATGATGAAATACATGATATTGACACAATGTTTGAAAAAGCATTAGATTTAGAGGATTTAGAATTCGGTTTTGTAAGAGATAATAAACACTTGACTTTATTAAACTTTAGTGATAAAGTAGATAAAGCAATTAAAGATATGAAAAAAGAAGAAGCAAAAGTAATTAATAAATTTGTTAAGCAACTTATTATTAATGAGTATGCACCAACTAGTTTTTCAAGTAATGTACGTACTTCTTTATTTCCTATGCAAAGACACCATATAATATCAGAATTAGAACTTAATAATAAATCCTTAAAAGATAATTTAATTAATATAGGATTAGTATCTGATAATGCAGACCTAAGAAATTTAACTAAGCAAGATATTTCAAATCTCACTTCAGTAGCTTATGACTACCTTGTACTTAGTAAGAATAGTTCTACCTATTATGTTTTGAGAATGTTTGCTGACTTCATGGGTTATGAAGTAAATATCAAAGATGTTAAACATATTTTAACTAAATATAACTTAGAGGACTTGATTCCATTAACTTCTTATGGTATGCTAGATTATAATAGATTGAAAAGAGAGAGTGAGAAGATTTGAGTAAACGAATAAAGGAAGTCATTCTTCATAAATCAATGAATGATATTAATTTTGCTAGAGAGGTTTTAACTAACCTACCTAAGCATCTATTCTCAGATGAATCTGAGGAAATGAAATATATTTATACAGCAATAAAAAGAAAATCACATACTTCAGAACATATATCTACAGAGTCATTAGCTATTAAAATAGAAGATATAATGACAAAAAATAAATGTGAAGAAGATACTATTACTAATACAATACAATATATGGATAACTTAACAAAAGTTAAGTTAGATAATGAAGATGATTCTATAAATAGTGAAATAAATAAATATGTTAAAACAGAAATGTCTAAAAATGTTTTGACTAAATTTATTATAGAAAATAAACAAGAAGATTCTGATAATTTAACAGAACTTGTAGAAAAATTAAAAGAAATAGAAGTAAAAGATATTGCTGGTACTAGTGGTGAGTTTATTGATTTCTTTTCAGATACTGATAAAAAATTACATGAGTTAAAGCATATTGCTAAAAATAAATTTTCTACAGGGTTTGCTTCTATTGATGAGCAAATAGAAGGAGGAATTGCTAGAGGTGAAGTAGGATTAGTTATGGCTCCCACAGGTAGAGGTAAGTCATTGATGGCTTCTAATCTAGCTAAGAACTATGTACGTTCTGGTTTAAATGTTCTATATGTAGCACTAGAGGAGAACATGGATAGAATGATTTTAAGAGCAGAGCAACAAATGTTAGGTGTAGAGAAAAAGCATTTAATTGATGAGAATATGCAATTAAATGAAGATGTATATAAAGCTTTACAAAAGAAATATGAAGAAAATAGACCTTTCTTTGGTGAGTACTTTTTATCTAAACACATGCCACAGCAAGTATCCCCTAATGACTTAGAACAGTTAATCGTAAATACAAGAATAAAGTACGATAAACGTATTGACGTTGTAATTATTGACTACCCACATTTGATGCGTAACCCTTATGCAAGAAATTATTCAGAATCAGATGCTGGAGGTAAATTATTTGAAGAGATTCGAAGATTAGCACAACAATACCAGTTTGTATGCTGGACTTTAGCTCAAACTAATAGAACAGCATACGGTGCTGATGTTATTACAAGTGAGCATGTAGAAGGTTCTAGAAAAATATTAAATGCTGTGGAAGTAGCACTTGCAGTAAACCAAAAAGATGAAGAATTTAAAAACGGTTACTTAAGACTTTATTTAGATAAAATACGAAATAGTTCAAATACAGGTGAAAGATTTGTTCACTTAAAAGTAGAACCAAGTAAAATGCGTGTAAGAGATGAGACACCTGAAGAAGAAGCAGAGCATAAACAATTATTATCAGATAATGGTAAAGATAGACCTAATACTTTTGATAAAAAACAAAGTAAGATAGAAACTATAAATAATAATTTTGGAGGAATTGAAATTTAGTAAAAATACCACTTGACTTATTAAAAGTTAAGTGGTATAATTTATGTATAATAAAAAAGGAGTAGGTTAGATGAAATTAACAATTAGAGAACTACAAGATAAAACAAATTTTTTAAAATACTCAAAGTTAAGTAAAACCACAAAAGAAGATATGGTAAACTACTTAGCAGACGAAGAAGAATTAAAAAAGATAATTAAAGAAACTGTAGGAGATACAATAAAAAAAGGTAATAAAAAATCTGTAATTGATGATATTTGTGTTGAAATTAATGAATATATAGAGAGCACGTTATCACTATATTTGGATACTGAACCATTACATTTAACGCTTGATGAGTGGTCAGACCATGATACAGTAGACTTGGAGGTTGAGTAATGCTTACTAATAAACAACTAAAGATTAACTTAATAATTGTAAAGCCTGATGACTTTATAATAGAGCAATACTTTTATTTAGGATACTGTGAGACAATATTAAGAAACAGTAAAACTACATTACTAACAGTATATAATTTTGATAATATAGTTAGGGTGGATAATAATAAAAGAGGTGTAACTAGATATTTTAAAAAAGAAAATAAAAGCGATAGTATACCTGATGAAGCATTAGATTATTTATATTTAGATATATTTGAAAAGGAAGTTAAGATAGAGCCTTTGACTACACAAGATATTTATAAATATATTAAAAATAAAGTTCCTAAAGATTACATTGTTAAGAACATATGGAATGAGGTACAAGTATACAAAAATTTTATAACGGAATCAGTTATAGTAGAATTTATAAACGAAAGGTATGTAAAATTAGTTAGTATACAAGGTACTTCTATAACTTATCTAAGACCTAATTATGGAAATAGTTTAACTAATACACTTATATATGATACTATTGATGATTTAGTAGGATACTTACTTGAATTGATGGAGGATAATAAATAATGAAATTTATATTTTTTACTGACAGTCATTTTCATTTATTTACAAACTATAGTAAACCAGATGAGGAATTTACAAATGATAGATTTAGAGAACAAATAGAAACACTACAGAAAGTTTTTGATATTGCAAGAGAAAATAAGGCTAAAGTTATTTTTGGAGGGGATTTATTCCATAAAAGAAATGCTGTAGACACTAGAGTATATAATAAAGTATTTGAAGTATTTGCTAACAATCAAGATGTTAAAGTATATATGGTTAGAGGAAATCATGATGCAGTATCCAATAGTTTATATACTTCTTCAAGTATTGATATATTTGAAACATTACCTAATGTAGAGGTTACAAAGTCTTTAAGAACAGAACCGTTGAGTAGTAAAGTACAACTTACAATGTGTGCTTATGGTGATGAGACTGAAGAAATTAAAGAGTTTATTAAAAACTCTTATGTAGAAGGTAAAGTTAATATTTTAGTAGGTCATTTAGGTGTAGAAGGTAGCTTAACAGGTAAAGGGTCACATAGACTAGAGGGTGCTTTTGGTTATCAAGATTTGATGCCTAATGAATATGATTTTATTTTACTAGGACATTACCATAGAAGACAGTATTTTAAAAATACAAATCATATGTACGGTGGGAGCTTAATGCAACAATCATTTAGTGATGAACAAGAAGCTAACGGGGTACATTTAATTGATACGGATAAATTAACAACAGAGTTTATACCTTTAGATACTAGAAAATTTATTACTATACAAGGAGATAATCCACCAGAAGAATTAGAGGAACTAATCAATAAAAATCATTTTATTAGATTTATCGGAACACCAGAACAGGCTAAAGTATTTGAACTGGATAAAGGTATGGAAGATAAAAATGTACAAGTACAAATGCAAAAAGAATATACAGTAGAAAAGAGAATTGATTCAGATGTTTCTGATAGTCCTTCTGAGATAGTATCTAGTTTTGCAGATAAGTATTACCCTGACTCAAAAGATGAAATGCTAGAGTGTTTAAAAGAAGCACAAATAAATTAAGTAAAATAAAAATACCACTTGACTTATCAAAAGTTAAGTGGTATAATTTATATATAATAAAAAAAAAGGAGTTAATAAAATGTTCAAACGATATAAGAATTATTTAGATAAAAGTGATGAAGAGAATTTAGATGAAGATTGGAATAGAGTAGTAGATGATTTATGGGAAGTTATTAGAGATATTAAACCTAAAATCAATACATTAGATATAAGTAATGTGGTAAGTAAAGATTTAGATAAAAGTAAACCTATATTACAGTTTAAAGATGCAGATAGTGTAATAGAGAACATTTGTAATGTTGAAGGTTTAGAAGATGGTTTATCTAAAATAAAAAAGATTTTTGACGACAGTAATTTTGAAAAACATTACTATAATAGAATTATAGAACATGATGAATACTATTGGATTGATTAAGGTTCTCATCATTGTTTCTTTAGAGTTACGAAAGGAGATATAAATAATGGTTAAATTTAAGTATGTTAAAATGAATAATTTTATGGCAATTAAAAAAGCAGAATTAGAGTTAGATAACCAAGGATTAATTTTGATTGAAGGGGTAAATAAAACTAATGATTCTTTTGATTCTAATGGTAGTTCAAAATCTACTTTAGTGTCATCTATTACTTATGCTTTATATGGTAAAACAGAAAAAGGATTAAAAGCAGATGATGTAGTTAACAAGTATGAAAAGAAAAATACATCAGTTATTTTATCTTTTAATATTGGAGAAGATAATTATAGAGTTGAACGATATAGAAAACATAAGGAATTTAAAAACAAAGTTAAATTATTTTGTAATGATAAAGAAATTACAGGCTCTACAAATGATGTGACAGATAAACAAATACAAGATTTATTTGGAATTGATTTTAATACCTATGTCAATGCCATTATTTACGGACAGGGAGATATTCCTATGTTTTCACAAGCAACAGATAAAGGTAAAAAAGAGATTTTAGAATCAATTACAAAAGTAGAAGTCTATAAAAAAGCACAAGATGTAGCTAAGGAAAAAGTAAAAGAAGTAGAAGAACAACAAAATAAAGAACAGCAAGAAATTGAAAAACTAGGATACCAAAAAGAACTAAAACAAGAACAGTTTGATAAAGAAGTGTCTAAGTATAACCAAGTAATGGAACAAAAGAAACAAGAGGAAGAAACTTTCAAACAAAGACAAGAAGAATATAATAACAAAGTTAAAGAATTAGATGAACAAATTAACACATTAAAACAAAATATACCTGAAATTGAAAATACAGAGTTTATTTTCAGTGATAACTATAATAAAGCAAAAGAAGGTATTGAACTTATTAAAAACAATATAAATGATAAGTTAATGCCCGTTTGGAATCAAGAAGAATTATCTGAACGAGTAGTAGACCAAGAAATTAGAAGTATCCAATCTAAGATTAATCAACTAGATACAAACGACCATTGCCCTGTTTGTGGTTCTCCAATTGATAATTCACACAAAGTAAAAGAAAAAGAAAATATGGAGACACAAATATCACAAGAACAAGAAAAGTTAAAACAACATAAAGAAAATAAACAAAAAATAGAAGATAAAAAAAGAGAATTAGAAACTAAGATTAACCAATTAGAACAAATGATGAAAGAAGAAGATTTACAAAAACAAAATCACGATAGAGAAATACAAAAACAATATCAACAACAACAGGAAGTGTATAACAATATTAGTCAATTAGAAAATAGTAAATCAGGTTTACAAAAACCAACACTTAATGATTACTCATATATTGAAAAACCTGATGAAAAATTATACAAAAAAGAACAAAATGATATTGATAAAGCTATTGACAAACATAAAGATAAAGTGGTACAATTAGAGACGAAGAAAAACAAATACAGTAATGCAGTAGATGCGTTTGGTAATAAAGGTATACGTTCTGTAGTACTAGATTTCATTACACCATTCTTAAATGAAAGAGCTAATGAGTATTTACAAACATTATCAGGCTCCGATATTGAAATTGAATTCCAAACACAAGTTAAGAATTCAAAAGGAGAACTTAAAGATAAGTTTGATGTAATTGTTAAAAATAGTAATGGTGGAGAATCTTACAAAGCTAACTCAGCAGGAGAACAAAAAAGAATTGATTTATCAATTAGTTTTGCAATTCAAGATTTAATCATGTCTAAAGATGATATTTCTACTAATATTGCTTTATATGATGAGTGCTTTGATGGTTTAGATACTATAGGTTGTGAGAACGTAGTTAAGCTATTAAAAGATAGACTTAAAACTGTAAGTACTATTTTTGTTATTACTCATTCAGAATCTCTTAAACCATTGTTTGAGAATGTAATTACAATGGTTAAAGAAGATGGAGTATCAAGACTAGAGAAGGGATAAAAAAATATGAAATTAGTATTTAAAGATAAACAAGAAGTAGAAGTTATGGTATATCATAAAAAAGATTCATATGTAAAATTTAAAGCACCTATTGAATCTATAATTAATTGGTATCCATTATCTAATTCTTATGATTATAAATTAGCAAAAGATAAAAATTTTTTAGAATTAAAAAGATTACGGTCTTACTTACCAACATCTTATGGTATTAGTGATAACAACTCTTCATTAAAAAAAGAAGAGGGTCACAGATGTAATTTAAATACATGGTATAATCCTATTGTAGAAAAATATAATATGAAAGTAATTAAAAAAGCTGAAGAATATGGTATTACTACAATTAAAGATAAATTTACACAAGAAGATGTTGATGAAGGTTTCGATATTGTAGGAGTTATGTTAAATACAATGAAAGATGTTTCTTTGGAAAGATACAAGAAATCATTGTCTGATAGGTATCTTAAGAAGTTTAATCTAAAAAGTAAAGATACACAAGTATCAGAAGCATTACAACATACAGATGCTTCAACAGATTACACTTATGATATGTTAGGTAAGATTTATAATATGTTAGTTATTATGAAAAAAATAATTAAAGTAAGATAGGTTATGGTAGTATGGAATTTACAGACTTTTTAACTTCTGAAATAGGAAGACCTAAAGAAAATACAATAGGAGAAAAAAGATATTGTTGTCCTTTTTGTGGGGAGAAAAAGTATAAGTTTTATGTACATGAAGAGACAGGGCAATATATATGTTTTAAATGTGAACGTGTAGGTAATCCACTTACTTTTATGAAAGCATATTTTAACGTTAGTAGTAAAGGTGCTAAGGATATATTAGAAGGTCACGATATAGAATTAGATAATTTTAATATTGTTGATTATGGTGACGATACTCTAACAACAAGTGAACGACTTATTTTAATGATGAGGGGTGTAGATACTACTAAAAAACAAGTAAGTATCAAACCTCCAGAATTACCTACTGGGTTTAAATATTTAAAAGATAACGTAAATAATACTGAGGCTAAACCATTCTTTGACTACCTTTACAGTAGAGGTATAACATATAATCAAATTGTTAATTATAATATCGGTTATATAATAGAAGGATGGTGTTGGAAGGCTAACAAGGAAGAAAAAATAAAACTTACAAACAGTGTTATATTTTTTACTTATGATAACGAAGGCAAATATCAATATTGGAATACTAGAAGTATAGAAAAAAATCCTTATATTAAAACTCTCAATGCACCTGGAGATGAATACGATATAGGAAAAAAAGATATTGTATTTAATTTAAACATCGCTAAACATCAGTCTTTTGTAATTATTACTGAAGGTGTATTTGATGCTTTAACATTCGGAAAATACGGTGTAGCAACATTAGGTAAACATGTATCAGAAGAGCAAATAAAACTACTTAAGTTAAATATAGATGAAGAGACACCAATATTTATATTTTTAGATAGTGATACTATAACACAAAATATATCACTGGCTTCTAAATTATATACAACACATAAAAATGTTTTTGTAGTACCTCATGGAAAACAAGATGCTAATGATTTAGGTGTTAAGAAAGCTATAGAGATTATTAAAAATAATAAAATACTAGCTACACCAGAAGGTATTTCTAGGTACAAATTACAACAAAAATTTTACAAATAGACTTGCATAATATTATTATTTGTGGTATAATAATAATTAAGAATTAAAAGGAGGAAACAATTTGGAAAAAGATATTTTAAATTTTATTGATTCGTATATTACAGCTCAATCAACAGAAAACTACCAAAGAGCTAACCAATTAGAAGAAGAAGGAAAAGATAAAACAGCTTCTTATACAGACTTAGCTAAAGCAATTACTAACTTAACTATGGGAGTATCTAAACAGTTAGATGATATTGAAGAAAGTTATAATATGAACCTCAATATCCTAATTGATGCTTTAAGACAAGCTGATATGATTAATGATGATGTGATTGATTTTATTCAAGAAAAATTAGAAGAAATTGATAAAGAAGAAGAGGAGAATGAATAATGACTAAAGTAACAGAAACAGAATTAAAAACATGGTTAACAACTTTATTAAAAGCAAAAGCAGAAGGTTCAGAAATTACACAAAAACAACAAAAAGAATTACAAGAGATTGGTAAAAAACAAGTAGACTTAGAGACAGCTACTGTAATTGCTCAAAGAATTTCTGAACAAAGCCAACGAGAACTATTAGGTATTATTGATAATGCATGGAACTATATTGATTTAATTTTAGTTTTATTAGAATCTGAAGTAGGTATTACAGATGAACAAGCTAAAAAAGCATCTGAGAAAGTAAATAAAAAACGTGAAGAATTCTTACAAAATAAACAAGAAGAGTTTAAAAAACAACAAGAAGATAGTTTTGAGCCAGATAAAGAACCAGATAAACAGGAAGATTCTGAGAAAGTCGTTAAAATGACACCTAAAAATGACTAACTCTAAAAAGAAAGGCGATGCGTTTGAGAGAAAGACAGCCAAAATTCTAGGGGAGTGGTGGGGTGAGAAATTTAACCGCTCTCCACAATCAGGAGGAGCAAGTTGGGCTAGCGATAATAACGCAGTAGGTGATATTGTTACTCCAACAGGCTCTAACTTTCCTCTTGTTATAGAATGTAAACATCGTGAAAATTGGTTAATTGATAACGTATTGCTTAATAATAAAGAACCACATACATGGTGGCAACAAGTAGTAAATGATAGTGACGAGGTAGGAAAAGTACCTTGTCTTATTTTTACTAGAAATAGGGCTTCTACTTATGTTGCTTTACCATATATTGAAGAAGTTTATAACGACTTAAGAGAAGAAGAATATCCTGTTATGAGAACTGATTTTATTATCAAAAATATACGTGAAGATAAATTTTATTACGATGTTTTAATAACCACGATAGACGGGTTGACTGGATTTAAACCTTGCTATATTATTAATCACTATTCGGAATTTGAGACAATTCCATATAAGAAGGTTGATTCTAAGGTAACTGAAACAAGTAATAAAGATGAAGATAAGTTGATAGACAACCTTCTTGATAATATTTAAGAAGGAAGAGATACAATATGACAAGCAAAGAAAGACCATTAATAGTTTACTTTTCAGGAACAGGTCAAACAGAAAAGTTAGTAAATAAAATAAATCCTGATAACTCATTTGAGACATTAAGAGTTAAAACAGGTAAAGAAGTTATTAATAGAGATTATATATTAATTACACCAACATATATGAAAGGTGAAATGCCTGTACAGATAAAAAAATTAATTAATAATAACCATCCCCCTAAAGAAGTTATTGGAACAGGAAATAAACAATGGGGTAAATTTTTCTGTGGAGCAGGAAGAACAATTTCTAACATGTTTAATATACCTCTAATTGCTAAAGTTGAGCAATCAGGACATTTTAATGAAGTAGAAAATATATTAAATTACTTTAAAGAAAATTATAAAGTGATTGGAGCATAGATAAATGGCAAAGAATTATGGAAAATGGATTGAATTAAATAACGAAATTACCCAGCTGGATGAGTATGGTAAAAATAAATTATATAAAGATAAAGAAGCTCTAAAAGAGTATGAAGATTATGTTAAGTCTAATACAAGAGAGTTTGATAATGAAGTAGATAGAGTTAGAGTATTGACAAAAGAAGGCTCTTATGATAAAGTATTAGATAACGTGCCTGATACTATTATTAAAGAGATGACAGAATTAGCATATAGCTTTAATTTTAAATTCCAAAGTTTTATGGCTTGTCAAAAGTTTTATGAATCCTATGCAGTGGTTCAATATGATAAAGATGATAACGTAGTATTTGTAGAGGATTATGAACAGCATAATGTTAGAGTAGCATTATATTTATTCCAAGATGATTATGCTAAAGCTAGAGATATGCTTATTCAATTAATGGAACAAACATTACAACCAGCTACACCTACTTATTTACATTCAGGTAAAGGTAATAGAGGGGAATTAAGTTCTTGTTATATTTTTGTTGTAGATGATACAATAGAATCTATTAACTTTGTAGCTAACTCGGTACGAAATGCAAGTAAAAATAGTGGTGGAGTATCCGTAGAAGCGTCTAGAATAAGACCTAAAGGAGCTACAGTACAAGGCAACCCTAACGCTAGTCAGGGAGTTATTCCTTTTGCTAAAAATATTGAACAAGGTGTAAGCCACTTTAACCAAGCAGGTATGCGTCAAGGTTCAGCTGTAGTTTATTTAAATGTATTTCATCAAGATATTGAAGACTTTTTAAGTTCTAAGAAAATTAATGCTAGTGAGAAAGTTAGGTTAGATACTTTATCTTTAGGTGTTACAATTCCTAATAAGTTCATGGAATTAGTAAAAGATGATAGACCATTATACACTTTTGATACTTCTAATTTATATGAAGTAACAGGTAAACATTTAGATGAGATTGATTTTAATGAAGAGTATGAAAATTTAATTAAAAATGATAACATTAAGAAGAAAAAATTAAATGCAAGAGATTTAATGACTGATATTGCTAAAACTCAATTAGAGAGTGGTTATCCTTACGTTTTCTATATTGATAATGCAAATGATAATCACCCACTAAAAGGTATAGGTAAAGTTAGAGCTAGTAATTTGTGTAAATAAATGCACCTTTAACGAGTAATCGTTATCGAAAAACCCATCTAAAACGGGAAAGCCTAAGTCAAATGATATGGTAATCCGTTGCTAAATATATAAATTGTAATCACTCATAGGAGAGTGATATTATGGAAAATAAACCTGTTGGAGCTGTTTATGTGACTACATGCTCTGTAAATGGTAAAGAATATATAGGTAAATTTCTTTATAACAGAATAAATGACTGGGAAAAGTACTTAGGTTCAGGTAGGTATCTCAAAGAAGATATTAAAAAATATGGTAAAGATAAATTTACTAAAACAATTATAAAAGATTACTATACGACAGAAGAATTAGAAAAAGCTGAGGAAGAATTAATTTTAAAAACCAATGCAGTTTATGATGATAACTATTATAATGTAAAATTATCTTCTGTAGGAGGAGATATATTTACAACAAACCCTCGAAAAGAAGAGATTAGAGAAATGAGAAAACAACAAATGAGAGGTCAAGGTAATCATCAGTATGGTAAACCTAAAACAGAAAAGATGATAAATTCAGTAAAGAAAGCTAACTCTAGAGCAATAGAGATAGAGGGTATAAAATACGAGAGTACATCCGAAGCATCTAGAATTTTAAGTATAGGACATACTACAATTGGTTATAGATTAGATTCTGATAATTACCCTGAGTATAGAAGATTAACACCTAGAAAATTTGAAAAGAAATGATTACAATTTATATTAAATGCCTAACGACTATCTGTAACCTATCCACATATGTGGAGGGATAAGGTTAGAGCCAAGTGGTACAAGTATTGAGTAATAATCATATAAAACTTGTTTAAATCGAAACGGTGGACTTCCTAATAGGAAGAATGATATAGTCTACTCATCTATGGAAACATAGAGAAGTTCATAAGAGAACTAGTAGTGATTAACGACCACTACTGAATACACAGGACAGAAATATCTCAATTACAGGAAGTATCAGATATACATCCTTATATGGAATCTGATAAAGATATTATAGGTAGGGATGTTATTTGTACTTTAGCTTCTTTAAACTTAGTAAATGTTGTAGAGAAAGGTTTACTTAAAGAATCAGTAGATATGGGTATGCGTTCTTTATCAAATGTAACTGATATGATGTATTTACCATTTTTACCAAGTGTAAATAGAGCTAACGATGAATTACATGCTGTGGGATTAGGTTCACTTAATTTACATGGACTCTTAGCTAAAAATATGATTAGTTATGGTTCATTAGAAGCTCTAGACCTCATTAACAGCTTGTATAGTGCAATAAACTATAACTCTATTAAATCTAGTATGCACATTGCTAAAGAAAAAGGTAAGTCATTTAAAGGGTTTGAAAAATCCGAGTATGCTAATGGTAATTATTTCAAACCATACATTAATAAATCTAATGAACCAACAACACAAAAAGCTAAAGAAGTTTTAGAAAAAGTGTATATCCCTAGTCAAGATGATTGGGAACAATTAGCTAAAGATGTTAAAAGATACGGTTTATATAATGCTTACAGAAGAGCGGAAGCTCCAACACAATCTATTTCATATGTTCAAAATGCTACAGCAAGCATTATGCCTGTACCTAGTGCGATTGAGAATAGACAGTATGGAGATATGGAAACATATTACCCTATGCCTTTCTTGAGTCCTATTACTCAATTCTTTTACGATAATGAAACAGCATATAAATTAGATAATAAAAAAATCATAAATACAGGTGCTGTGGTTCAGAAGCATACAGACCAAGCAGTTTCTACAATTTTATATGTTGAATCAGAAATACCTACAAATAAACTAGTAAGTTTATACTACTATGCATGGTCTAAAGGATTAAAATCATTATATTATACACGTTCACGTAAACTAGAAGTAATTGAATGTGAAACATGTTCGGTATAAAGGAAGGAAATCAAATGTCACTAAGAAAAACAGTAGAGTTAAATAATAAAGAAGATAAATTAGAACCAATTAATTGGAATAAACAGTCAGATGGTATGTCTGAGATTTATTGGAACCAAGGTGTTAATCAAATTTGGTTTCCTGAAGAGTTCGATATTTCAAGAGATTTAAATTCTTGGAATGAACTCTCTGATATTGAAAGAGAAACTTATAAAAAAGTTTTAGCTGGATTAACTGGTTTAGATGCTAAACAAGGTGGGGAAGGTATGAACCTTATTTCATACCAAGAACCGAGAAGACACTATAAAGCTGTTTTTGGTTATATGGGTATGATGGAGTTTGTACATGAACGTTCATATTCACATATATTTACAACTATTTTAAATAATAAAGAGACTAATTATTTATTAGATGAGTGGGTAAGAGAAGAAAGTCATTTAATTAAAAAAGCTCAATTTATTGGTTATTTTTATAAAAAGTTACTAAATCCAGAACCTACTACTTTTGATAGGTATATGGCAAAAGTTGCTAGTGCTTTTCTAGAGAGTGCTTTATTCTATTCAGGTTTCTATTACCCTTTACTTTTAGCAGGTCAAGGTCGTATGACACAATCAGGAGCTATTATATTTAAAATAACTCAAGATGAATCATACCATGGTTCAGCAGTAGGGTTGACAGCACAATATGATTATGCACAGTTAACAGATGCAGAAAAAGAAAAAGCTGATAAATTAACATATAAATTACTTGACATATTATATGATAACGAGGTATCATATACACATATGTTATATGATGATTTAGGATTGACTGAAGATGTAATAAGATATGTAGAATATAATTTCAATAGAGCCTTATCTAACTTAGGTAAAGAAGATTATTTCCACCCAGAACCTTTTAATGCTATTGTTAATAATCAAATTGATGTGGGTAGAATGAGACACGTAGACTTCTTTAGTGGTAAAGCAGATTATGAAAAATCTACTAATATCAAAGATATTAAAGATGAAGACTTCAATACTGAAGGTAATGAAAGTGATGTAGTAGATAAATTCTTATAATAACCATAGTATATAACATAAGAAAGGAAAGGTATTATGGATAGAAAAGAAGCATTGGTACTTATGAATAAAGCAGAGACTTTGTTTAAAAAGTATGACGATTTCAAATACGTAGAAGATTTATATGACCCTATTAAAATTCTAAATAATAAAGAAGATACAAGACCTGATTCAGAGTCTACTTCTTTTCAATTAGAATTTAGTTATAAGAGCACTAATTATATTTTAGGATATAATAACAGTTCACTTACGGTTATTGATAAATCACAAGGATTAGAACATCCAATAGTTCATAATGTAAATAGTTTTGAAGAAGTAATTAATTTATTAGAAAAGGATGAAGAATAAACATGGAAAAATTAGAAAGCTTAGTAGATTTAAATACAAAAATTTCATATAATGATGATGCTATCGTATTGATTTCACAAGACGGATGTGCTAAATGTGAGATTTTAAAAAATATCTTACCTGAATTTGAAAAGACTGGAGATATTACAAAACCCATCTTCTCATTAAATTTAGATGATGAAGACGTAGATAGAGAGCTAGCTATTGAGAAATTTAATGTTATGAGTACTCCTTTATTGCTTTGCTTTAAAAACGGAGAGCTTAAGGTTACTTTAGAGGGTGACGATGTAAACCCTATGAAATTTAAAGATTTAGAAAATATTTAAATTTAATTTTGATAAACCTCACTTTTATGGTATAATTAATTTATACAAAGAAGTGAGGTTTTTTTATGGCAAAAAATAAAACACTAACTATATATAATAGTGATAGATATTTTAATATTCATACTAAAGATAAAAAAGAAATAAGTAAATCAATAAAAATAACACATGCAAACGAAGAGGAAATAGAAAAAAATCTAGATAAAATAGCCAATAAGTCTAGTAGGTATATACTTAAAGATGATAATACGTATATGTTATTTAATGAGAAGTACAACAATGATAGGCTTATTGAGAAAGTGTGTAAACATGGAGGCGGTGTTTACTACTATACGGATTCTATTATACCTTATTATGTGTTTAAAGACTTATCTACAAATCAAAACTCAGCAGTTGTTTATAAAATGCGTGAGCGTTTTTCAGATAAAGAAATTGATAATATAGCATTATCCTTTATGGGAACTAAAGTAATAATTGATATTTCAGTAGTGTTACCTTACGTAAACCCATATGAAATTATAAGAAATTTACATCCAATTAAAACTAATGTTGATGAGGTACATTTAACATTCCCTAAACTAAGAACAATTGAAGATAAACAAAAAAGATTTTATGATTTTGATGGTGAAGGTTACATACTGAAACCTGAATACAAGATTGATTTTGCTGAAAGAATTAGAGTATCTCTATCTGTATGGAAAATGTATATCTATATCCTTACTAGTGAAGAAGACCACCAAGATGTTACAAATGAGATAACTAAATTAAAAAAACAAAAGAATGTTAAACTGTAGGTATAATAATGACAGTAAATAGAAAAGATATAGCTAGAAGAATATCAGAGGAAACAGGATACTACATACAGGATATAGAAGAAATATTAGAAGCAGAATCAAAAGCTATCGTTGATTTCATTGACGAAGGGCAAGAAAAAATAAAAAATCATAAATTATATCAAATAGAAGTAATTGAAAAACCAGAAAAAAGAGCATGGAATGGATTAGATAAGAAGTACTATACTATACCCAGTAAGAAAGTACTTAAGATTAAGCCTATGAAATATTTAGAAGAAGCAAATGAAAGACTTAAAGAGACAGATTAAAAAAATTTGTCTCTTTTTTTATTGACATGAAATAGATTATATGGTATCATATATTTAAACAAGTGTAAGGAGAAGATAAATATGAAAGCTTTAATTTTATACGACCATATCAGAGAAGAGCATTTTAAAGTTACGGATGATAACAAAACAAGATTAAACATTTTTAATACTCAAAACGGTAAAACTTTAAAAATGTTATTGGAAAGATGTTCAGGATTAGTAAGAGATAATTCTAGAAGAGATTATGATATTGATTTTGTGTATAAAGCTATACCAACACCTATAACAAATAACTATGGTAAAATTGTTAAATATCAAGATATAAAACAATCAGAAGTTAAACCTTATTATTCAGAATTAACTAATCGTATTATTGATAACGATTACGATATTATTATCCCATTAGGTAAATTAGGTATTAAATTTTTATTAAATGTAACTAAGTTAGGTTCAGTAAGAGGTGTACCTCATAAAGTAACACTATCTAATGAACAAACAAGCAAAGATGTTTGGGTACTCTCTACTTATAGTATTGAATACACTAATGTTAATAAAAATGCTGAACGACATGTAGTTACTGACCTTAATTTATTAGGTAAATTTGTAAATAATGGAGAAGAAGCATTTAAACCTAAAGAAGTTTCTTATGAATTAGTAACTAGTATTGAAAGAGTAAGAGAAATTTTTACTAAAGAAGTAAAAAAAGATAATAACGATGGTATAGATATAACAGCTTGGGATACAGAGACTAATTCATTAAAACCAGATAGAACAGGAAGTAAAGTTTTAGTAGTATCCTTAAGTTGGAAAAACGGACAAGGAGTAACTATACCTGTATATAAGTCAGATTTTAAATGGAAAAACGGACAAAAAGATATTGATGAAATTTTAGGATACTTAAGAGAATGGTTAGCTGATAAAGAAGATATAAAAGTAGCACACAACGGACAGTATGATATTAAATACCTTATGTCTACAGAAAACTTCCAAAATTTTGAAAATATGAGAGACACTAAAGTAGGTTGGTATCTAGCTGTAACACAAGAACAAGCAGAATCATTAAGATTATCTGATTTATCCTATGAAGTGACAGATATGGGAGGCTATGATAAACCTTTAGAAGACTTTAAAAAATGGTTTAAACAAAAGTTACTTAAATTATTCACAGAAAAAATGGCTAACATTATTAAAGATAACAAAAGTATTGCAAAAAAAGAACATAATATTAAAGCAACAGAATATAAAGATTGGTTATCTGAAAACATTAGTGTGGATAAAGAAGTAGAGCTCGATAAGTATGAACAAAAAACAGAAATGAATAGTATTGATAAGCAATATATTCAATTAGGTTTACACCCAGAACGATTAACAAAAACAATGTTAATAAACGATTCGGATTTCGAAGAGGTAATTAAGATTTCTGATGAATATATGGCTTTAAGTGATGAAGGTAAAGAATATACGCTTAAAGTAGCTTTAGAATTAATTAATAAATTTAAAAAACATACAGATGTATATAATGAAGTAGATGGAAGTAGTTTTAACTATGATTGGATTCCTTTAGAATTGATGCACCCTTATGCAAGTGGTGACGTTGATGTGTGTAGACGTATTTATAAATCTGTAGTAGAGAAACTAGAAGAACAAAAAAGACCTAAAGCTTTTGAACTTTTAAATGTTAGTTATCCTAGATTAACAAGAACTTTAGCACGAATTGAAAGTAATGGTTTTTATACAGACAAAGATTTCATGTTAGAGAATGATAAGTATTATAGAGATGAAATGCAAAAAACGCATGATAAAATGCGTGAACATTGGGCTGTTAAAGAATTTGAAGAGAATAAGTACAATTTATATGAAATTGGTTTAGAAGAATTTAGTAAACCAAAATCTGAAAGAGACCCAGAATTAGAAAGTTACAGAACTAAGTATAAAGATGATAAATGGAAATTCTCACCTTCATCAGGAGCCAATAAAGGTGAAGTATTGTATGATATTTTAGGAATTAAATTACCGTATGATAAAAATTACATTAAAGATAAGCCTTTTGATAGTAATACTCCTGAAGAAGATTTAACTTGGGAGGACTATAAAACAGATAAAGCTACAATGAATTATGCATTAAATGATGAGACTGTAACAGAAGAAACAAAAGAGCTTTTAAAATTAATGATTTATTATGCTAGTATGCAAACAAAAAGAAATTCATTTACTAAAAAACTACCTTTAATTAGAAATAATGAAAAAGGAACAATACACGGTAGTTTTAATAGTACAGGCACAGAAACAGGTAGATTATCTAGTAGTAATCCTAATATGCAAAATTTACCTTCACATACTTCTGATGTAAATCAATTTGATTATCATCACCCTGTTAAACGTTCTTTTGTTTCTAGATATAAAGATGGTGTACTTATACAACTTGACTATAGTGCCTTGGAAATGCGTATTATAGGACTGTATACAAAAGACCCTGATATGCTATCTTCTTTCTTAAATGGTGATGATGTTCATAAAGCTACAGCTAGTATTGTATATGGTAAACCAACAGATGAGATTACACAAGAAGAAAGACAACAAACTAAAAAAGTAAACTTTGGTTTGGCTTACGGGGAATCACCGTTTTCATTTGCGGGTAAAAATAATATGACTGTAGAAGAAGCTGAAGATATATTTGAAAAATACTTCAATACAAAACCTAATGTTAAAAAATCAATTGATGATGTTCATGAGTTTGCAAAACAGTATGGTTATGTAGATACAATGCAAGGTCATAGAAGATTTATTCATAATGCTATGAGTAAGGACACTACTAAGAGAAATGAAGCCTTAAGACAATCATTTAATACAATAATTCAAGGTACTGGCGGTTTCTTAACTAACATGTCTCTTACTTACATTGATGACTTTATTCAACAACGTAATATGAAATCAAAAATTGTAGCAACTGTTCACGATAGTATTGTTATTGATTGTCCTCCTGAAGAAGTAAAGTTAATAGGTAAAGTATCGAAACATATAATGGAGAATTTACCTTATGATTTTTTAAGTATTGAGATAGATGGAGAAATGAAGCCTTACCCTATAGAAGCCGATTATGAAATTGGACTGAGCTATAACGATATGGTAGATTACGATGAAGAGTTAATTAAAGATTTTAATTCATACAAAGGGTACATTAAATATAAAATGGCTTTACAAACAATTGAAGACTATTTTGAATCAGGTAAGATTACTGAAGAAGAAAAAGAAAGCAAGGAAAATTATATTAAAGAAAATAAAGAAGCATTTACTAAAATTTAATATTGACAAACTATATCTGTTTATGATATAGTTATGTCAAAGGAGGAATTGATTTGGAAATTCATGTAGATAGTCTAGATTTTACAGAACTTACTATTGTTGATATGAATGGAGAAGCTAAAACATTCAATATTCATGATGAGTTAAAACTAAGTGAGTATACTATTCAACAAGAGATGTATACACAATCTAGTAAGTACGCTTTTTGGAGTTCTTTACTTGAGAGAGTTAGAGCTTATGCAGAAGCAGAAAGTAGAAAGTTAGAGCAAATAGGAGCTTCTGTAAATAAGCAAGTTAGACAAGGATATGCACAGCAAAAAATTAAGCCAACTAAAGATGTTATAGAATCAGATATTGTACTTAATGAAAGCTATCAAAAACAGCAACAAATTGTAGAGCAATGGAACTATAAAGTAAAACAATTACAGTATATTGTAAAAGCTTGGGAACAACGTTCCACAATGTTAGTACAGTTATCAGCAGAATTAAGACAAACTAATAAAAATGGTGGAATGACTAATCCATTCTCACATTAGAGAATAAAATTATTAGAAATTTAAACTTGACAAAAAGAATAAATTATGTTACACTTATAACATAATAAAAATAAAAGGAGAGAATTATAATAATGTCAGCATTTACAGATTTTATTAATCAACAAGCAAAAGAAACACAAAATAATAACAATAACGAGGTGGAATATTATACACCTAAAAATCCAGTTATTCGATTAGGTAAGCAAAAAGATGGTTCAACTAAAGACTCAATTTTAGTACGTATTTTACCACCTAAAAAAGAAGGTTCTTTAGAGTTTTATAAGAAATTTAGAAACACAGGTGTTAACTTTAACAATAAAAACAATGAGCAAAAATTCGTAGGTTTAACACTACCAGCTACTTCAGGAGAATCAGTGATTGACCCGTTTATTGAATCTTGGATAGCTAATAAGGTTCCTTTTAGTCGATTCCCTAATAGACCATCAAATAGATATTATATTGAAGTTATTGAGTATATTAATAACGGTGGTACTTTACAACCTGTAGTAGATAATTCAGGTAATCCTAAGATTTCACCTTTAGAAATTCCTATTACAGCATATAATGCTTTAGCTAGTCAATTAGGAGATGAAATGTTTAATCCTTCTCCTTCAGCTAAATTTAGTTTTATTTCTGAAGACGTTGCTTATCCTGTAATGTTTAAGAAAGCAAAAGAGAATGATAAAACAAATTGGTATGTTCAAGTATACTCTAATCCACAATACCAATTCGGTAACTTACCTTCTAACTGGAGAGAGTTATCTTCAGACTTAGATAAGTTAGCTCAACCTACAGAAGAGGTGAACCCTAATCTTGTTAACTTCTTAATTAATAAAGTAAATGGAACACCTTTAGAAACAGACAATTTTACTTTTAATAGAGATACAAATACATTAGGGGATGCACCTAGCCAACCTCAACAACCAGTACAACAAACACAGCAGTCACAACCATCACAACAGCATGTAGAGCAACAGTTACCAGGTAATTTAAGTAACCAACCACAACAAAACACACAACAAGTACCACAAAATGATTGGAATACAATTAATACTCAACCACAACAGAATATTCAACAACCAACTCAACAGCAACAATTTAACCAACAACCACAACAACAGGCACCACAACAACCATCACAAGGAAGTAATCCTTGGGAGAATTTTGATGAGAATACTATTAATGATTCTCAAGTACCTTTCGACACTGGAAGTCAACAACAACCACCTCAACAACAAAACGTACAACAAAATCAACAGCAATATCAAGAACCTCCTAAAATGGAACAGCCAAAAAATGTTGATGATGTTCTAAAAGGTTTAAACCTAGACATGTAATATTAGAGTGCTTAAGCACTCTTTTATTTGATTTTTTAATTGAAAGGTGATAAGATAATGGCAAGAGCAAAAAAAGGTAAAGAAATAGATATGAAAGATTACAATACCATTGATTTAGGTAAAGAAATGGGTTTAACTCTATTATCAGATAGTAATAAAGCAGACATTACAAATATAATTCCTACTATGGTTCCTCAATATGATAGAATTCTAGGGGGAGGTATTCCTTTAGGAAGACTTACAGAAGTGTATGGGCTAACAGGTTCGGGTAAATCCACGTTTGCAGTACACTTATCTCGAATAACTACACAACTAGGTGTTATTACTATTTGGATTGATATTGAAGGAACAGCAGATAACCAACGAATGAAGCAACTAGGGGTAGATGTATCTAAATTATTTACTATTCAAGCAGGAGAAGGTAGACTTAAAAATATTGTTGAATTATCAGTAGAAACTGTAGGAAAAGAATTAGAATATTGGATTGATACTTTTAACGAAAAAGCACCTGGTGTACCTATTTTATTTATTTGGGATTCTCTAGGAGCTACAAGAACAGCTAAAGAAATTGAAGGAGGAATTGATGAAAAACAAATGGGTTTAAAAGCCTCAGCTACACAAAAAGTAATCAATGCTATTACTCCTAAACTCAATGATACTAATACAGGGTTAGTTATCATCAACCAAGCTCGCGATGATATGAACGCAGGTATGTATGGTGACCCTATAAAATCAACAGGTGGAAGAGCTTTTGAGCATGGTGCTAGTTTACGTATTAAAGTAACCAAGGGTGCTGAATCAGGTCTTAAACAAACAGATGTAACAACAGGTAAGCCTACTTATAGAGGTCATGTAATGCGTATTGAAACTAAAAAATCTAAATTAGTTACACCAGGACAAAAAGCGGAAGCAGATTTATTATCAAGTTATGAAGTAGGCTCTAAAGATGATACGATGTTATTAGATGGTATTGACCCTTATCACACAGTTTATAAGGAAGCAGTAGAACGAGGTTTAATTTCTAAAGGAACATGGCGTAACTATGTAACTTTAAATGGTGAAGAAATTAAACACTATGATAAAGATTGGGTTCCTACACTTGTTAATAATCATGATTTGTATTTAGAATTATTTAGTAGAGTATACTTTGAAAACTTTCCTACTAAGTATCGACCTTTAGAAAATAAAATAGTAGATATTACTACTATTGAAGAATATCAAGCTCTTAAAGATTTTTATGAGATTAAAAGTACTGAAATTGAAAACAAAGGTACGGATGAAGAATGACAAATAGTTACAATTTAATAGACCAAAATATAGATAGAGTAAAACAATCTTTAAGTGAATCTAATTCAAAAGATACAACACCTAGAGAGTATATTAGTATTGCTAAAAAATTTCAAAAAGTAAAAGATAATAATGAATCAGTAATTGTTGAAGAGGGTACTTTCCCTCATACTGATTCTAATGTAATGTATATTAATTATGTCTCGGATAGATGGGTAGGAGGCTATTCACTACTTAGATATGAAAATAGTACAGTTAAAGTACCTAGAACAATACATTATTCAGATATTTTTGTAAGGGATAAAAATCATAAAATCAAAATTATTTTTGAAGGAGCAAACCCTTATGAAGAAGAACAACGGTAATAGATATGTAATTGATTCTGATGGTATACCTATTGATTTTGAAAGAGATATAGATAAATTACTTAATAAATATAAAAATTTAAGATGGTCTCTATATCATAAATATGCAGGTATATTATCTAATGACGCTGAAAGGGAAGACTTACGAGAGTATATAGACGAGCAGTTTATTAAACTTGTTAAAGAATATGATATACACAGTAAAGTTGATTTTCCTGGATATATTAAAGCAAAATTAACTCTAAGAGTACGTAATAGTTATATTAAAAAAAATAAAAAATATAAAAGCACAGAGTTGATAGGTAAAAAAGAATCTACAGTAGAATCTCTAACTGAAGCTCTAACTACAGGTATAGAAGAAAGTGAATTAATACGATATGTGTTTGATGATGTAGAATTTACAGAACTACAAAGTATTTTATTAAAAGAATTACTAATAAATGAAGATATGGAAGATGAAAAGTATATAGTTAACAGAGTATCTGAAGACACTCAAATTAAACGTAAAGATGTAGCAAAAGAGCTATCAGAACTAAAAGATTATGTAAAATTTAAAATTAATGCTTATCATGAGCATAATAGACACATAAATAGTAATACACACAGAGTATATACTGAAAATAATGTTTGGGAATAACAAAATATTTGCAAAAAAGCCTTACTACTGTTATATTAGGAATGAATTTAATAAAGCAGTAGTGAGGTTATTTTCATGATAAATAAGTTTGACAAGGATAAATTTAATAATGCCTTAGATAGTGTTGAGGTTATTATTCCTAATTCAAAACAAGTAAGACGTAAATTTTCTGAATTTGTACCGTTGATAGTCTCAATTATAACGGTTATTAATTTAATATTATCAAGTATACTAGGTAAAGATTTTTTACCAATTTCAGACGACCAACTTTACTTAATTATATCTGGTATTGTTTCATTAGTAGCTATTGTATGGACTTCATGGAAAAATACAAGTTTCAGTAAAAAAGATAAACAAAGGGAAGAAATAGCAAATCAAGTTATTTCTAAACCTAGAGTTAAAGATATTATAAAAAAATAGTTAGGAGATTTTAAATATGGCTAAAAAAAGTTTACAAGAAGTTTTAACGCAAGATACAGTAACATTGAAAGATAAATACTTACAAGTAAGAACTGAACAAGACGGATATACACGTACACATAGAGGTATTTATTCTTACATTTGTAAAGAGCAAGATGGTGAATTATTCCTATTCCCTATTCAATTAGATGGTAGAGGTACTATTAATGTAATGAAAGATTCTCCAGTTGTATACACAGACGGAGATAATATTCATTTTGTAGTGAACACTTTATTTGACCCTTACCACCAATCATTTATCCGAACTGAAAACATTAAAGGTTTAGATAAAGGTAAACAATTGGTACAAGCGTTCTTAGCATTTATTGAAGATAGATTTCGTTTAGGAGTATATAACGTCTTTATTACTAATGAGAAAGAAGATGTACTTGGAGTTAAAGACGTAGAACAATCAGACGCTGATAAAACAGAAGATAAAAAAGGTCGTGCAAACGAAGACTTAATTTCAAGTTATCCAACAGGAAATGCTCGTGAAGACGTACGTCATAACGACCAAAGTGAAGGACAAGGAGATACTTCAGAACCTTCTGAGTCACGTTCAGATGTAGACGTAGATGTATCTGTAGACCCTAAAGATACAACAGCAGATGTTAATGCAGAAGAAAAACCTCAATAATATACCGCTTTTTAGACTAGGATTAAATTCCTAGTCTTTTTTTATTGACAAATATATACATATATGTTATAGTATTAATTGTAATAAATATAGAGAGGTGTAAATGATGATAAAAGAAGAGAATATTATTCTACTTAGAAACCCAGACGACCATGTTAAAGTAAAAAGACTTATGGAAAATAAAGAAGAGTTTGTAGCTGTTAAGTTTGATACAGTCTCAGTAGCTACTGTTAATGTACAAAGCCAAATGAACGCAATACAAAACTATCTAAATATTTATGGTTATAGAGTACTAGAATATGGTAAAGATAATTTAGGGCTAGATAAAGAATCAAAAGGATATTTATATGCTAGAATGGAGTGGTAAGAGTGTATATTTTTATTAACCCTTTAATACTTGAGAAGAATATAGTAGATAAGTTTTTCAAAGAAAATATTCAAGGTATTAGTAAGATAAAGTATGAAACGGACATAAATCGTGTTTCTTTTGAAAGTGTAGAAGATGAAGATGTTATTTTTGTAGGTTATATTTATAAAAATATAGATACTCAATACTTAAAAGGTAGTATCTATTATGTAAGTAACATAGGATTATTCCCAGATAATTTTATTACTGTAACTAAAGAAGAACAGCACTTAAGTCTGTTAAAACAACTTATGATTTTATTAGATATAAAAGATGATAAGTGGTTAAGTATAGCTAGAGATTTTACTAACTATTTTAACTTTATTAACTTAGAAGAAATAAATTACACACAAGTAGAAAAAGAACTTAATATAGATGAAGTTTATATTTCAATGATGTTAGATAGGGTTGTTGATGGTGGTAATAATTTCTTTTTCTTAAACGAGAATGATGTTATCTATAAATATGTATTAGCTCATAGAATTTTAAGGAAAAGAAATACTGGTGTGGTTGTTATAACATCGCAAACACGGTCAACTAATGACTTAATAACATTTCATTGTAAAAATGTTGATAAAAATTACTTGACAGAAGTGTTTGATATACGTTATAATGATAAGACAAATGTGTTTAGTACATTTATACCTAGTTCAGTCAATCGACTAGCAAAAAATACAATGAAATTTATTAAAGAAGGGAATTAATTATGACAGAAAGTAGATTTAATACAGTAGAAGAGTTATATGCTATTGTTATCGGAGTTCTAGGAAAAGAAGAAGGTAAAATAGTTTTAACTAAATTTAATAAAATTATTAAAGAATTAGGATTAGATAAAGTAAATTCTTCAGAATTTGTTGATATTGTAGACACAGTTAGAGAGAACGAGTATTTAAACAATCTTAAAAACTCAGCTTTATCTGGAGAACTTGGTTTAGGTGACTTAAGAAGTGTAGATGATAGAAAAGTATTTACAGGTAACGATTATTTTAAAACTGTTTCAACATATGTTACTGAGAATGAGCGTACACTATCACAACAAAGAGAATTTCGTAAGTATGCTAAACAAGGTGCACATATTAATATCTTAATGGAAGATTTAAAGAAATCTATAGTTAGAGATTTGCAACCTATGAATACATTATTAGAAAGCCAATTTTATAATTATGTAAATACAGAAAAAGAGAAATCAATGGTAGTATTACTGTCAGATTTTCATATTGGTGCCCTGACATCTGATTACACTAATGGTGGTTATGACTTTAGTATACTAAAACGTAGACTTAACCAATTTTTAGAGACAGTTATTGAAGATATTGAAAGTAAAGATATTACAGATGTTACAGTATACTTTGTAGGTGATTTAGTAGAACATATATCTATGAGAGATGTTAACCAAGCATTTGAGACAGAATTTACTTTAGCTGAACAAATTTCTAAAGGAACTAGATTAATTATAGATATTTTAAATAATATTAGACAATATGTACCAGGTAAATTAACATTCGGTATTATTGGTGGTAATCATGACCGTATGCAAGGTAATAAAAATCAAAAAGTTTATAATGATAATGTAGCGTTTGTAGTACTAGATATGCTACTTATGTTAAAACAACAAGGCGTATTAAAAGATATTGAGCTTATTGATAATAGGGAAGATATTTATAATATTAGAGATACAATTTTAGGTAAAAAAATTGTAGTTAATCATGGTGATGGACTTAAAGGAAAAGGTAATCATATTCCTAAATTTATTACAGATTCACATATTGATTTGCTTATTACAGGACATGTACATCATCATAGAATAACACAAGAAGATTATAACAGATTTCATATTGTTGCCAGCTCTCCAATGGGCTATAATAACTATGCTAAGGAGTTGCATTTAAGTAAAACAAAACCTTCTCAACAAATATTAGTGTTAGAAGAGGGGACTAAGAATATAGACATTAAAACAGTGTTCTTAGATTAGGAGTGATTAATTTTGAATTATGTTTTATCTATACTAATATCTACTATGATATTAGTTACAATAAATACAGTCGCTACTTTATTTCAACAATGGTCGGTTGAAAAAGAAAGAGTAAAAGCTGGCTATCCAGCTTTTAATAACTTTGATTATTACTATCCGTTACTTAATTGGTTACTTGGTTTTATGTTTTTATTAGTAATTAGCTTTTTTTCTGATAATTTTATTCAACCTACTAATATTTGGTTCTTAATACTATATTGTGTTATATTTATAGTAGGATACCTTATTGTAGGATTAATTACTACCTTGATTATGTCTTTTATTCAAGCTAAGTTAATTAAGAAAAAGTAGAGGCATATTTGCTTCTACTTTAATTATATGGTATAATAAAAAGAAAAGAAGGAACTGATGAAGAATGGATTTTAATTTTAGTGCATTTGATAGTCCATCAATAAAAATGAGGGTAAGTATAGGAGCTTATTATTTTGATGGTAAACCTGTCTATATAGTAGAACATATAGAAGAAGATTTATCAGAATATGTTATTGTATATAATGTACATGATGTTAATAATATAGATAATCCAGTTAAAAAATATAGAATTGAAGAATATAGAAAAACAATACCTGGAGGAACAACAATTAGTAATATTATTAAAAGCAGATTACCTAAGAAAGTTACACCTAAGAAAGTAGAAGAAGAACCTATATTCATAGCTACTGTGATTCCGTTAGGTAGAGACACAGTAACAGGTGAGACTGGAAAAGGGTTCTTTGAAAGACAACCAGATAATAAAAAAATGACACAAAAGGATGGTATAGTTGTTGAGCATGGTAAGTATACAGGTGTTTTTATTGGTTTATCTAACATTAAATGGTTTAATTCATATACACCTTTAGAGAGTGTAGTAGAATATTATAAAAAAACGAAAGAGGATAGATTAAATGTCTTCTGAAGTTAAATTTTATGAGAAAGATATAAAAGACCTAATAAAAACTAAACAACACCTTTTTTATGATGATGATATTACAAGCGATGTTAAGGACATTGCTATATTCAATGAAAAAGTAATCTGTCAAGGTAAATGTAGAACTGATTGTCTAGTATTAGATAGAAATGGTACTGTAATGGGTATCGAGATAAAAACAGAGAGAGATTCTACACAACGACTTAATAAACAACTACACTATTATAGTCAAGTATGTAAATACGTATATGTTATGTGTCATGATAAGCATGTACTTAAAGTAGAACAAATACTAAAACGATATAAACACCACCATGTAGGTATTATAAGCTATATAAATGTTAAAGGTAAACCTATTGTAGGTAAATACAAAAAGGCAACTATATCACCTCAGAGAAGCCCATACCATACACTTAATATACTATGGAAACATAACTTATTAATAATGTTAAAACAAATAAGAGACCCTTTTACTTTCCGTTCAGGATATAACTATAATAAGAATGGTAGATACACAGGCGGAGCAGGTAACTTCTCTCAAACAACACAATCTAAAAGAATGAAAAAATTCTCAGTTATTAATCAAATAATAAAATACTTAGGAGAAGAAAATACCTATAAATTATTTACAAGGGTAGTTATTTATGGTTATAATGATAGATGGAAAGTTATTGAAGAAGACTTCTTTAATGTAGTAAAAAATGGAGTTTATAGTCTGAAAAAATATAAAAGTAAAGAATGATTATGAATTATGATACGATATAAAACAGAGATAAAACCAAATAAAAAACAAATAAAAGAAATTAACAAAACAATTAATGCGTGTAAATTTGTTTATAATAAATTTATAGAAATTAATAAAATTCGTTATAATAATGGTTTGAAATTTTTAAATCATATGAAGTATCATATGAAGTTTAGTGTATGGTATAACAATGAATTTATTCCAAATAATGAAGATAAAAAGTGGACTAAAGAAGTTAGTACTAAAGAAGTTAGTACTAAAGCTATAAAACAAGCCATGGCAAATGCAGAAAATTCTTACGCTAGATTTTGGAATAAAACTAGTGGTTATCCTAACTTCAAAAATAAAAGAAGCAGTGGTTCTTACTACTTAATAGGAGCTATTAAAATAGAAAGACATAGAATAAAACTTCCAAAATTAAAATGGGTAAGATTAAAGGAGAAAGGGTATATACCTAATAAAGATATAAAATCAGCTACTGTTATTAAAGAAAGTGGTAGATACTTTGTATCAGTATTAGTTGATAAAGAATCTAAACCTTTATATAAGAAACCTCAAACAGAAGGAATAGGTATAGATTTAGGTTTAAAAGACACATTGTTCACACCTTCAGGTGTTAAAATAACAGATTTAAGAAAAAACAAAAGACTTATTAAACTGAATAAATCATTAAAGAGACAGCAAAGAAAATTAAGTAGAAAACAAAAGAAATCAAATAATTGGTTTAAACAATTATTAAAAGTACAAAGACTATACAGAAAAATATCTAATTTAAAGAGAGATATTAAACGAAAAAATATTCTATCTATTGTTAAAGAAAACCCACAATTTATTACTATAGAAAATTTAAATATTAAAGGTATGATGAAAAATAAAAGATTGTCTAACGCTTTCCAGCAAATAGGATTAGGTTACATTGTTGAATGGTTGAAATGGAAATGCTATCAATACGGAATAGAGCTAAGGCAAGTTGATAGATTTTATCCATCTAGTCAGATATGTAACCAGTGTGGGAATAGACAAAAAATGCCTTTAAATAAAAGAATTTACAAATGTGAAAATTGTGGTACAATAGAAGATAGAGATATAAATGCTAGTATTAATTTAAAACAGGCAAAAGAATACACAGTACTAGTGTAAAAGGAAGGAGAAAGTTACTAAAAATTAGTAACTTACTTTAAATGTACTATATAAATACGGTGGGCTACATCGGAATTAACGCTCTGGGAGTGGTTTTTAGACCTAGTTGTAAATACAACTAACCACAGTGAAAGGAGAAACTTTCTAAATACATTTAAGTATGTTTTTTAGTAGCAGTTGAGTCTATCAATGAATAAAAGAAGAAAAGCAAAACTTATGCCAGTTAACTTTGCACCTACACCATCACCAGGGAATACAAAGTTTTACAATCATAGAGACCCTAACAAAGATAAATCAACAACTATGTATAAATTACTATTTACTAAACAGTTTAATAATATATCTTCAACTGATGTTAAATTACAAAAAAAATATGGTATTGATTTAATTAGTAAAGCCACAGGTATAAATGAAAATATGTTAAGCTTAAAACAAAAATATAAAAACCAAGAAATAGCACATACTGACAGGCTTTATTATGTTCATAAAGGCGGTTTACTAATAGGAAAACTAAGTATTAGAGAGCAGAGAACATTTAAAAGTACACATCTAATTTTTATATTTAAAATTAGAAAACAAACAAATAAAAGGAAGGATTCTTAATGTTAACAACTAACACATTTAAAAAGATTAAACCTGAGACATTATATAATAAAATGAAAAACGGAGAAATTGAACTACTAGGTATTACTTATCATGATAAAGATTATCCTATTGGTGTTATACCTGAGCCTTACATTGAAGACGTAACATTTGAAAAAGGTAATAGATTTGAATTTATCAATAGATTAATTGTTCATGATAACGATAAACCTAATATTATTAGATACAATAAATCATTAGAATCTTCAGGATTAGGAAGTGTTAAAGTAGACCAAATAGACCAAGGTGTAAAAGACCCTGGACTTCTTACAGATATGATTTTAAAAGGTACTCAAGTAAGTCAAGTCAAAGCTATTGATGTAGAGAACCTTTTTATTGAACCTGAAGTATCAGAAACTACAATTACACTTGCTAAAGATATTAAATTAAAATTATATAAAATTGAAGAAGAAATTATAGATTTTAAACATGAAGTGTACTTACTAACAACACCTAAAAAGTATGAAGGACAAACATTATTAGGTATGCTATCAGAAAAAGATAAGTTGACAAAAGTAGATACAGAAAAATTACTTGATTTCTTATTAGAGAGAAGAATTATTAATAAAGAAATACCTTGTGTATTCTTTGATGATGGTTCTATTACTTATAACTTATACAATACCAATGAAACAGGAATATTTATTGTATCAGATAATACTAGTAGATATTCTATAGCTTGCGGTCAATCATTTTTATCATTTAAAACTAATGATATAGCTTATTCTAAAGTTATTAAAGAAGATAACAGATACACTTTTGAAATTACCTTAAAAAATAATAAAAAATTATCAATTTTTTTCTAAAAAACTGTTGACAATCCCCTCTCTTTGTATTATAGTATAACTATAGAAACAATAAATAAAAAAGAGAAGGGATTTTGTTATTATGTTATTAGGAATTATTATTTTAGGAGTAATTTGGTTTTTAGTTATTAAAGGATTGAGAGTATTAGATTCATTAATGTTAAATGGTAAAGAGGCGTTTGAAGGAACAGAAGCATTGAGAACAGCTTCAGTAGATGCTGGAGTAAGATTTATTAACTGGTTTATGATTTCAGGAATTGTATTTAGTATTCCATTCCTTAGAGTTATTGGATTTTTTGTATTTATTTATGCACTTTATAACTTAATATTTGCGTTTCCTTTATTAGGAAATAGTCTTATTGTAGTTTTATTTGGTCTATTTGGAGATAATGTTTTAGCTAATTTACCTATATTTATGATTAACTACTATCAAAAATATTCTAAAGTAGCTATGGATGATGTTTATGAATATAAAAATGGTGTAGCTGAAGAGCCAATCGTTTTCTTTACTAAAGAAGCTTTTGAAGATGATGAATTTGTAGAAGAAATGAAAGAAGAAGCAGAGAGAATTTATGCAGAATAAGTGTATATTTAAATAGTTTCTTTTATTAAAAAATAGAGTAAGTAGTAATAAAAAATCTAGGTAAATAGTATTCATAAAATGAATTTTTATGAAAAACAACTCTATATTTCAATTAAATATAGCTAAATTAAAGTGTTTTATAGATAAAATTTATTACAAAATTGTATATATTTTTTATAAATACTTATAATGATATAAAATAATAACAGAAATTGTGATATATTATATAATGTGGACTGAAATAAGTTGATGTAAAGGGATTGTTTTATTAATTGTAACTACGTTTCATATATGTAACTAATTACATACTTTTACATTAGAAAGGAAATATTATATTATGGCTAGAAAGAAAAATTTAAAAAATAAAAAAGACACTATTAAAGTTGTTGAAAAAAAAGAGAGTATACTCTCTAAGCTATATCACAATAAATTATTAAGAACTAAAGTAGATAATGCTTTAGATGAAGATATGAGTTTCGATGATATTATAGATATATGTAAAGAGTATGACTTAGATATATCTAAACCGTCTTTATCAAGATATAAAAACAAAAGAAGAGAAGCTATTCAAAATGGTTGGGATTTAGGAGAGCTTATAGATAAGAGAAAGAAAACCTCTGTAGATGATATATCTGATAAAGAGGTGAGTTATAAAGGTCAAGAAATTGCACCTAGTTTTGAAGAAGCTAAAAGTTATACTGAGAAAATATATAATGACGCTCAGATATTAGATGAAATTATCTATAAAGGTAGAGAAGGTTTAAAATGGGTAGATACATTAGACCCAGCTTTAATGATAAGAGCAATAGAAACAAAAAATAAGATAACTAACGGGGAATTAAAAGGTTTAAGTTATATTGGGTTAAAAGAACTTATGCTTAAACAAACAGCTAGAGAATCAGCTATGACAGAAGTATTATTAGAGTTTATTCCTGAGGAGCAACATGAACAAGTACTACAAAGATTAGAAGAAAAGGAAAAAGAATTCTATCAAAGTCTAGATTTAAATGAAGAAGACAAAAGATTTAAAGAAGCTATGGAACAAGCTGGAATATCTATTTAATGTGTAAAGTGAGTGAGGTAAATTATGGAAGTCAATCCGATTAATATACAACCAGTAAAAGAAGCATTACCAATTGAAAGTTTAACAGATATTATTCATTACCTAGTAGATGGTAAAGTATTAAGACTAGAACAAGGAGACCAAGGAACAATCCTTGTAAGACTTAATCCTGGTAGACACCAGATGACAGAAATATCAAGAGATATTAGAAAAGAAACAACTTTTTATAATAGGTATTGGGTGCCTTATAATATTTCTATTAATGCTCTTATTACATTTAATGTTTACTTAGATGAAGAATTTAATGTAACAGACAATAAATTTAAAGTTAATGACATTGTAGAGTATGAACGATTTAATCTATTAAATGAAAATTCAAGTAAAGATGTTGCTAGGATTACAGAAGTACTAACTGATAACAACAATTACTTTTATAAGCTAACAGGTGAATACGATAAGGTATTTAAAGAAAGTGAGTTAACTTTAGTAAAAGATATTGACAAGAATGATTAAGTGTAGTATGATATAAGTATCAAAACAAAAGGAGTTTTTTATATGTTTATTTCATTAAATAAAGAAGAAGAGAAGATTTTAGGTACAGAAAATAAAAAAGAATTTACACCTTTAAAGAAAGATAAAAGATTCAACACAATTAAAGAGCAACAAATCGTTACTTTATATGAAGAGGGAGCACCCTTTAAAGAAATATCAAAAACAGTTAAAGTAAGTACAGGTATGATTTACTCAGTAATTAATAGTTATAAAGTAGAGAAAAGGAATAAGAAATCTAAAGTTTCTGAGAGAGTATCTCATGTATTAGACGATACAGAAAAAACAAAACAACTTATCAAAGATTATCAATTTATGAATGTAAAAGATATTTATAAGAAGTATAATATTCATAAAAATGGTTTGTACTATATTCTAGATTTGTATAATGTAGAGAGAAAAACAGGTTCTAAAGAAGAGGTACTTAATGATGAACAAGAGGATTCAGAAATTGTAGTAGAATTGTAGGTGTGTAACATATGAGTTTTTCAGATAAATTAAATGAGATGAGGAATAGAGAACATTATGGTTCTCCTAATAATGAAGAAAATACACAAATAAAGAATATAGAATCAGGTTATACATTAGAAGAGCTTAAACATTCCTTATTAGATTTAGAAGGTTTAGAAAATGTAGTAAGTAATTACAAAGTAATAGGTACTGAAGTTAATTATGATACACTCATGATTGCTACTGTAACTCCAGATTTAGAAGAGAAATTTGGAACACCAGCAGGTCATTATATTGGGTTATCAAAAGAAAGAATAACAGAAAATGAATACCTATATAATAAACATAAAAACAGTGCACCAATTAGTATTCTTGAAAGAGCTAGGGTAATAGAACCTTTATTTAGAATTAAATCTGATGATTACAATTACGACCAGTATCAACTAGTGGAAGATATTAAAAATAATGTAAAAGTTGAAGATGTATCAGATGAGGTTATAGAGAAAGGTTATATATTAACTTCTAGTGAAGAAGTAACTCAATTAGAAATCGTAAGTAAAAAAGATATAGAACTTAAAATTGATGATTGCTTAGTTAGGTATAAAGATTTAGCTAATCCTGATAGCTATCTCAAGCATTATCTTAAATTAAAAGATATGTTAGATGATTCTGAGAGTATGGTTTATTGTCCTCTTGTAGATAAATGTGTATTTATTATGAATAGTATTTAATTTTATGCTTTCTCTTATATTACATAAGAGAAAGCTATTTTATTATAGAAGGGAATAAGTAGAAATGGATAGATTAAATAAAGGTTATATTGTAGCTATTATTATTTTAATTCTTTCTATGAGTATTTACATTACAACAGTAAATATCCAAGGAAAAGACACTGAACATTTTACAAAACAATCATCAGAAGTTAAAGGAGAGAAAGTAGAAAAAGTAGGTAATTTCACAAAAGACCATATAAGTGATAATAAAATTTATTTTACAGAAAACTTACCTACTTATATTCCTGGAAGAACAACAAATAATAGTGTAGATACAACTGTATTTAAAACTAGTAAGTTTAAAGAGGCTAAAGAATTTACACTCATTAGAGTATACTCAAAAGATGATGACGGTAACCGAGTACACATATATAGATTTGTACCTAAAGGAGAAAAAGTAAAATAGAGGAGGGATACCGTGAGTTTTTTGGTAGTAGTTGTATTCATAGCTATAGGAATCATCCTTTTTTTAAGCAGTCGATACTAAAAAGTATTGACTGTTTTTTGCTTTTATGTTACTATAATAAAAGAGGAGGTTTGTTATGAATTTTTTAGAAAAGATGCAACAAGAGAGTAAAGCTACAGATACTAAAAAGAGTTTTAAAAATAAAAAAGTAGAACCTTATAGGTCTAACCTGACAAGAGAACAGAAACTACAACGATTAAAGCATATTAGAGAAAAATCAGGGTATATTGATTTAGGTAGGAGGTACACAGATGAGTAAGATAGTATTTGAAGACTATTACAGAGAGTTTAGATTAAAAGTAGAAAAAGCAGGAGAGCAAATAATAGCTACAGTAGATTGTGATTTAGAATATGCTCCTGTTATTTATGATGATGGCTTAGATAAAGTAAACTTAGTAGCAGATATAAAAAGAGATACAAAAAAACCTTTATCAGAAAATGAATTATTAGAGTACGCTACAACAATAGCTAAAGCACATAGAGCCATAGAATATTTTCATAAAGTATTATATTTGAAAGGATATAGAAGATGATTATAGTAGCATTTCCATATAAAAAACAAGAAGAACCGTATTTAAATGATTCCATGAAAAAATACTTTAAAGGTATTGACAAGAAAAATAAATTATGTTATGGTAGTATTACAAACTTCAATAAAAAACATGTTAATAAACAAAAAAATAAAGATATTGTTTTTGTTTTTGAAGCACCTATGACAACAGAAATATTTAAAAAGTTAAAGAAGTTTAATATTGAAGCAGTTATTAGGTTACAAGATGATGGTTTCTTTGATGTTATTTTTAATAAGAAAGGTAGATATATTATTAAATCATTTAATGAACCTGATATAGATAATTTAATAAAGAAAAAGGTGGAAAAATAATGTTGTATCAAGATTTAATTGAAGATAAGTTAAGCCAGTATGGATATAATTATGAAGTACGTAAAGGAAGTATCATTATTCATTTACAAGATGAGGACTTAATTATTAGAGAAAGTAGAAAACTAGACAATCATGTCACATTATCTAATGGTAATGACTTAAATGCTAACTTTAATAAGGAAGGTCTAAAAGGTTCTGATTTAACGTTAGTAATTCAGTATCACGAAAAACAAAAGAGAGAAATAGAAACATATGCTGACATCATTAAAAGACCAACCGAACTCGTTATCAACTTGAAGAGTGGTAAAGTTATTAAAGTAAATAAAAATGATGTTTATAGTTTAGAAAATGAGATTAATAAATTCAAACATGCATTTAAAAGTGATAGAAATAATACATTTTTAATCGAGTTTAAAGAACATGACTCAACTGTAGATTTAGAATTCTTATTATCTCAAGTAGAAGGCTATTCAATTCATTACAAAGAAGGAGTGAATTAATATATGAATAATGAAAAATTATCAGTATTAAAAGAATCAGAATTAAGTATTTTAAATAGTATTGTTAAATTGTTAGAATCTTTTGATGTAGGTTCATTACGACTACTCAAAGATAATAACGAATTTGTAATTAAAGTTAATGGAGATACGGTATTAGAAACAGATAACGGACTAGTAAAACAACATTTTACTAAATTAAATATTAAAGTTACTGAAAGAATTGCACTATCTAGAATTAGTGACACATTGCAATTTACTTTAAGTGAGATTTATAACTTAGAAGATACAATGTTTAAAGAAGCACAAAACGTAGTGGATGAAGTGTAGTATAAAACTACACTTCTTTTTTTATAAAAAGTATTGACATCTAATATAAATTATAGTATCATTAAGACATAACAAATAAGGAGATGTTAAACATGCTAAATATAGTGGAAAGAAAAAAACCTATACTTAGTAAGCATGTGAATATAACTAACCATGCTTATGAAAGATTTTTAATGAGGGTAGAAAATTCATCACGTGAAAAAGCAAAAGAGTGGGTAGCCAAAGCTTTAAATAAAGCTACTTATGTCACACAACAAGAAAAGGGTCGAGAAGTTTATGTATTTAAAGAGCATAAACTTGTTATTGATAAACACTTAAATATTATTACTATTATGAGTGATAATGAAGCTGATTGGGAATCTATAAAGGATACTAGAGATGATATTAGTGATTTTATTAAACGTAAGTTAAATAAAGAAGTTAGACCTTTAATCAAAAAACGTAATGATATTCAAATTAAAATTTATGAAAAAGAAATAAGTAAAATTAAAACAAAGAACCCTAATACGAAAAATATTATACAAGAGCAAATTAATAGTTTGATTGTAGATAAGGATAACACAAATGATAAACTAATAGGCATAACTAAAACCGCTAAAAAGTATTATTTAGAACCTGAAGATGTACATAAAGATTTAATTGAGTTTAAATAAGTACTTGACAAAAAAGTTATTATAGTTTATAGTTAAGTTAAAGGAGGTATATTATGATTTTTTATTTTATTATTTTAGTTCTAACAGTAGTATCATGGTACGTAGGGATAAAAAAGAGAAAAAAAAGTTTTGAATTTTTAGGATTTATAGGTATTTTACTAATAGGAGTAACTATTATTTTACCTAAAGAAGTAGCTTTAAAAGATAAAAATGTATCAGTAATTTCAGCAGAACAATTCAATGAAATAGCATCAGTATCTTCTGTTGACGTAAAAGCACATGAGAGTAATAAAAGTTATATAAAGAAAACAACATATACAGTATCAAAGAAAAGTAAAATTTACTTCATAACAGGTCATAGAGAATTAAACACTAAATATGATGTATATATCAAAAAATAAAGGAGTAAGTATTATATGTGGCAAAGTATTATGAATTGGCTTAACGACATTCCAAAAGAAAAGACTAAGCAACATCCTAGATATTCAGTATATATGCCTAGTTCGAAATGTATATACATTAAAGCAGATTATCCTGGTTATTTAGAACGAGAGATATTGCTTTACTTAAGCAATCCGTATTTTAACGGATGGTTATATGAGATAGATATTATTAAAGGTAATAAAAAGAAACATTTAAGTTTAACAAATAGAAAAGAGATAAAAAAAGTAGCGTTTATACCTAACGCATATTTTAAATAGGCGATTTAAAAAAGAAAGGACTAATATAAATGAATTTACTTAAAGAAACAGTTGATATACTGAAAGAACATGACTTAACATTAAATGATGTTGTTTGGTGGGGTAACCTACGTTTAAATGAAGTATATACAATTAACAATTTAGAAGAATCTCTAAATTTTGTATATAATAAGGGTTATGGACGACCAGAAATTAATGAAAATCTTATTATTGTTGGTTACGATTGGTGGTTAGAGCGACATGAATATGATGGTGCTGAATGGTGGGAATTTAAACGACAACCTGAAAAACCAATATACACTATTACAGATTCAAATGAGATTAAAGAACATCTAGAGGAGAGATTATTTTGAAACAATTAGTATTAATGCGAGGTGTACCTGGAGCTGGAAAATCTACTTTTATTAAAGAGAATGGACTAGAAAATTACACATTAAGTCCAGACACTTTAAGATTACAATTCGGTTCACCTATCTATAATGAAGAAGGTAGAGTAGCAATTACTCAAGATAAAGATAATCTAGTTTGGAAAACACTATTTGAAATTTTAGAAAATCGTATGAGTAATGGTGAATTTACTGTAATTGATGCTACACATTCTACAGGTAAGTTAATTAAACGATATGAAAAGTTAGCTAGAGTATACGGTTATCGTGTTTATGTAGTAACCTTAGAAGAAGACTTAGACACATTAATTGAACGTAATAACCAAAGGGAAAAATTAAAACAAGTTCCTGTAGAAGTTATTGAGAATATTTATGAAAGACTACAACATGAGCATATTCCTAGCGTTGCAAAAGAATTAAAACCTGAAGAAGTATTAAGTTCTCTTGAGTGGGATAAAGATTTTATGGAAGTAAATCATTATGATAAAATTCATGTTATCGGTGATGTACATTCTTGTTTCACAGCTTTAAATGAATTTGCTAGTTATAACTACATTGTAGACCACCCTAATGAATTATTTATTTTTGTAGGAGATTATTTTGATAGAGGCTTAGAACCTAAAGAAACTTTTGATTATTTAGAACTTATCCATAACTTAGATAATGTAGAATTATTAGAAGGTAATCATGAAAGACATTTACGTAGGTATGCTCACTTAGATACAGATACGTATGAAGAGCTTCATAAAGTGAGTGATGACTTTAGTAAGTTATTTAAATTAGCCTTAGATGTATTTAAAGCTAGAGGTTTTGTTTACACGTTAAAATCTTTCCTTGATAATGGTATTACACCTAAACGAGTACGTGCTATTTTAAGAAACTTACAACAAGTTTTATACTTTAATTATAGAGGACAATATTATGTTATTAATCATGGTGGTATCTTACCTAATATGCTAGGTGACTTAAATAAAGTATCAACACATCAGCTTATTAATGGTGTTGGAGACTATAAATTTGATGTAGATAGTGAGTGGGAAGACAGTTCAGTTATTCAAATTCACGGTCATAGAAATTTATATCGTGAACGTCTAGATTTAACAAAAAATTCTATTAATCTAGAAGGTAGAGTTGAAAAAGGTGGTTACTTAAGAGCAGTAACGATTAATAGTGACAACTCTATTGACCCCGTATTAATTAAAAATGAAAAATTTAATCATAAGTTCTTAGTTAATGAAGACTATTTAAAATCAATTGATAAAGATTTAACAGTAGATAAATATTTAAGTTTAGCTAAAGAAGAGAAAAAATCTATCAAAGTCATTGAACAGTACAATTATGTAGTATCTGTTAACTTTACTAAAAAAGCATTTGATAAAAAAAGATGGAACCAATTAACAGTAAGTGCTAGAGGGTTATTTATTGATACTTTAGTAAATAAAATTTTAGGTAGAGGTTATAATAAATTTTTCAATATTAATGAAAGACCTGAGACAAAATTAGATGCATTACCTGATATTATTAAATTTCCGTTATATGGTTATAAAAAAGAGAATGGTTATTTAGGTTTAGTTTACTTTGATTCTAACATTGATGATTTAGTATTTTGTAGTAAATCAAAAACACATTTAAGTAAGCAGAATAATGATTATGCTCTATGGTTTAAAGACTTATTTGATAAGCAGTTTGATGATACTCAAGTAGAAACAATCGTTAAGTATCTTAAAGAACATGATAGAACATTAGTATTTGAAGTTATTGATATTGAAAATGACCCACATATCATTGAGTATGATAAAAGCCATATCGTTTTATTAGATATTATTCATAATACTTTAGAATTCAAAAAAGAAAGTTATTCCAATACTTATACATTTGCTTTATCTATCGGAGTACCTTTTAAATCATGGTCTCTTATGTTCGATACTTGGGTAGAGTTTTATGATTGGTATAAGAATAATCATAACTCTTTAGATATTAAACATGAAGGATATGTATTTGAAGATTCAAATGGTTTTATGTTTAAGTATAAATCTAAGTACTACAATGACTGGAAATACATGAGAGGTATCGTAGAAAGCTTAGCTAAAGGTAATGATAGACGACCTATTCAAAGAATTTTACAAGAAAACGAAAGTTTAAGAGCTTTTTATTACTGGGTTCGTGATTATTCTAATTTAACTAGAAAAGAACTTAAGAATACAGATATTATCACTTTAAGAAAAATGCAAGAAGAATTTGCAAAAAATGAAACAGGAAGAACTCATAATGAAATAAATCAAGTTTGGAGAGATAGTTAATGTTAACACCTGAACAAAAAGATAAACTTAAACAAGAATAGTTAAAGAGAAGAAAGTAGGTTAGATATATATGGCTTGGTTACTATTAGTTGCTTTAATTTTTGTAGTAATCATACTAGGTATAATTATTGGAGCAACTAAGCTATTTGAGTATGTAAGGAAAGAAATAGAGAAAAGAGAAATTAATAAGAGATTAAAAATGGTTGACTATGAGATTGAATTAAAAAACCATGAAAAAGAAGCATTAGAATCATCAACATCGAGTGTATCTCAAATTAAAGAACTTGAAGAAGAAATATCAGAGTTAAAAAAACTTCATAAAGATATTAAAAAAGGAGAATGATTATGGAAAGTAAAGTAAAAGCAGGTTTAGGATTAACTATAGGCGGTATTATTATTGTTGTAGCAATTATAATTGCGTTTCTAAGTATTGAAAGGGTACCACAAGGAACAGTAGGTGTTGTATACTCACCTAAAGGTGTTAAGGATAATACTCTAAGTCCTGGCTGGCACTTAGTAGCACCTATGAACAGAGTAAATGAATATCCTACAAGAACACAAACTATCAGCTACAAAGATATGAATGTATCAACGTCAGATGGTAAAAACCTTAATTTAGATATTGATGTAAACTATAAAGTTGATAGTTCAAAAGCAGTTGAATTATTTAATCGTTTTGGTAGTGCAGATATTGAACAACTAGAGAAAGGTTATTTACGTTCAAGAGTACAAGATAACGTACGTCAATCTGTTTCTAAGTATTCAGTAATTGATGCTTTCGGTGTTAAGACAAGTGAAATTAAAAAATCTACTTTAGACAAACTTGAAGAAAATCTCAAAGGACAAGGTTTTATTGTTGAAGATATTGCTTTAAGTTCTCCAAAAGCAGATAAAAATACTCAAAAAGCAATTGACAGTCGTGTTAAAGCAAATCAAGAATTAGAGAGAAAGAAAGTTGACAAACAAATTGCTAAAGAAGAAGCTGAACGTAAAGAAATTGAAGCAAAAGGTACTAAGAAAGCAAATGAAATTGTAGAAGAATCATTAACAGATGAGTTACTACAAAAACAACTTATTGAAAAATGGAAAGGCGATACACCTATCACATTACCAGATTCAGGAAATGCTATATTAGATATGAGACATAAATAATATAGATAAAGAACCGATTGTTAATCTAAAATAGTATTAAAATTTTTTACTGACCCCTATTGACAGGGGTCTTTTTTTATGTTATAGTTTATATATAATAAATAAGGAGGAGTAAAAGTGATAGGTTTTATTATTTTAGCAATTGTATTATCTTTATCTTACTTAGCTATTTGTTTTAGTGTTTTAGTAGAAATAATTAAATTATTTAAAGATAGAGATAAAGAAGCTATACCTTTATTAATAATGTTAATTATGGTAGTACTTATTTTAGTAAGCTTTATCTTAATAGCATTAGGTATCTAGAAAGGAGTTATATAATGGAAAGTAAAGAACAATTAAAAAGGCAGTCAGAGGAGTATGTGAATTCTTTAGAAAGAGTTATTACCGATTTAGAGTATTTAAAATTAGACACTAATGGTCTTATCAATACTGTATGTTTAAATAAAGCATTAGAAGAGCTAAACAAAGTAAAACGTTCTTATAAATATCATTTAGAAAATTTGTAAAGGAGAAATAAAAATGTCAATTGTATTAGGTATGATAATAGTTTTCGTAGTTTTTTTAGTTATTTTTAGTGTAATTTTTGCATTTATCGAGTCTAAACCAGAACCAACAATAAAGAAAAAAGATGATATGTTCCTATTTTCCAAGTATGATATTGCTAAAAGTTTAGTAAATAAAATCAAAGAAGATTTGGACTTTGATTTAGTAAAAGTTAGTGACTACTCTAAGTATAGTCTTGAACGTACACGTAAATACGGACATGAAAATTTTAAATTTTTACTAAAACTAGATTGTTCGTATAAAAATCCTAGTTTAAATCTAGAAATTTATAATAGCTTAAACAAAAAGGTTTTATCTTATTTTTTAATGAGTATTTATGATTTGGATTATACTTTAGATGGTTATAAAGCACATAAAGCATTAGGTTCTATTTTTAAAGAAATAAACTATAATATAACTTCTGTAGAGAATAAAATCAAAAGTTTTCAAAAAATTAAAGAAATAGTTAAACCATATATTATAGAAAGTCAGAGTATTAATGTAGAATTGAAATATAATAATATACCTTTAATTATAGGATTAGTTCCTGATAGAGAACAAAAAATAAATGAAATAATATTATCTTCTAAAGGGAATTTTAGAGATGTTAAAGAAGCTATATGTATTCCTAGTTTTACTACTCGTGATTTAAAATACGTATTTGTTACTGAAAATAATGTATTAGAAACTCTTAAATCTTATACAAATGATTTATTATATGATTTATCTGATTTCCAAGATGCTTTTGATAGTATTACAAAAATACCTATTAATGGGTATATCTTACAAGAAACAAGTATTGAATATCATAAAAGTCACGCAATATCATTTAACTATGTTAAAGGAAAAAATATTTATAGATTCTTTGTTCAACCATTTGATAGAACATACACGTATCAGAAGAATAATCTAGATGAAAGAAAAGGTTATTTTGTATGTTTTAAAGACTTAATGAGTAAAATAAAGTTTGAACTTGATAAAAGTAAAAACATTGTTCCATTTGATGTCGAAGATAAACCTGAGTTAGTATATAATACAGCAAAAGGTAAGTTAGAAACTAAAGATAATATTGAATATATTGAATAAATTATAAAAACACCCTTGACACTGGGTGTTTTTTGTTATATACTTAGACTACAATAAAGTAAAGGAGTTTTAAATATGGAAAAAGGTAAGAAAAAAGAAAATTTAAAAGATAAAAGCCATTTAGAATTTAATAGTAGTAAAGATTATAGCAAATACATTATAAAGAATGATAAATTATTAAAAACATATATGCATGAAGATGTAAAGCAATACGACATTGATAAGCTACCAAAACCAAGTACAGTAAATAGGAATAAATATATGAGGTAATAAAAGAATCATTTTATAAGGAGCGATACTATATGAGTAATATAGATGACAAATTTGATAAAATATTGAAAAATATATCAAATATGACTGATGAACAAATAGAAAGCATTAATAATGGATTAAAAGAAAAAGAAAATAGAAGAAATTTAATTTTAAAGAAAGCCAAAAACAAAGATTTTGATTTAAATAAAATGTTTACTGAGACAATTGAGATACTCGGAAGTATCTCAACAGAAGATATTCTGTATCTCTATAAAGATAAGTATAAACATCTATATTCAAGTGAAGAGTTTATGCATCAAGAGTTAGAATCTATTTGTAAGTATATCAATAACTTTTACAATGATAATGTGATGGAATATCCTCCATTTTATATTGAAACATATTTCGGTATGGATATATACTTACGATACAATAATGAACTGTTTAAGTATTTTTATATGCAAGGGCAAGGAACATCCGAGGGTTTCACTAAAGGAGGACTAAATAAAAAGGTAAAATATTGTTTGAATTTAAACACTGATACAATTGAAAGAATTTAAAACATACATTTTATAAGGAGGAAAATATTATGAATGAGAAAATTAAAGATATTAATAATTTAGAAATAGGAGATTTTGTCTCAATATTTTTTAAAGGTAATGAAATCGGTGGAGAATTACCTTTGTTAGTCATTGAGAAATTTGAAGATAGGGTAATAGGTTTAAATCATTCAGGTAGCACATATGTAATAACGCAAGAAAGTGAAGTAACTTTAACACTTCCTGCACATTATGTAGAAGATATTTATTTTAATAGATTAAAACAGTATTTAGATACACTAATAAAATTAAAAAATTAATTAAAAGAATTATTTTATAGGAGGAGCTAGTTATGATAGTTAAAAATGTAGATTCTATTGTGCTAGAAAGTATGTATAGTTGGTTATTAGATAACAAAATAGAAGAATATAAAGTAGTTAAAGAAGATATATACTCTAATCATGGTTGTCATATCCTACTAAAAAAAGGAACAATACTACTTGAAACTAAAGGTAGTTATGAAGATTCTTTAGGTACTAGATATGTTCTAAGCCCTAAGACAGTAGAAGTTAAGTTAGAGGGATTTTACGAGAATGGTGTAGGTTTTAAATTTGAAGAACATAAAATTAATAAGGAGTTATATAAAATTGATTTAACTTAACTAGAAAACTTTTAGGAGGAGTAATTATGGATTATGAAAAAATATTTAAAGAACTGATGAGAGATGTTGAAAATATGTCAACAGATGAAAAGAAACATTTTAGAAATTTAATGTTTAGTGCGATAGGAGACTTAGATATATTGATACTTTTTGAAGAAAAGAGTGGCGTTAAAACACACATTTTATCATGGTAAAGTATAAATAGTTTAGAAAGGATATTTGGCATGACTTTACTTATTATATCAATATTATGTATTATCTTGTTTATTCAATTATGTATGTGAGATGCTTCAAGTATTACATATGAGAAAAGAAGAATTACAAAACAAGAAGAGCAAAATATAAAAAATAAAATAGCGTATAAAAAAAGAAAAATAAATAAATAAATAAATTAAAAAATAATTATTTTTTTAAGTAAAAAAATAGGAATTTTATAGTAGAAGGAAGTGTTATTGTGTATTTAAATGATTATGTAGGGAACTTTTTAAAAGATGAAGATAACATAAGTCCAGGTTATCAGTCTACAGATTTGGTAAACAACTATGTAAGACGATTAACTTTAAATAAGTATAGAACTAAATTAAATGCTAATAAAATGAAATATGAAAAACTACCTAATTCTTGGAAAATAATTAAGTCTAAAGAATTATTAAAAACTGATGATTACAGAGAAGGAGATATATTTGTATCAGAAAAACTATCTATATTTGGGTTTAATGGTATTATTGTTCACAACCATAATTTTGATAACGTAACTGTTATTACTCAAAATAGAGATGGTAAAGGAAATAAACCTGTAGAAAAACAGCTATTTCCAAAGAAAAATATTGATTATATTATCAGACCTTGTAAAAGAGATTATGAAGAGTATTTTAAAAAATCAGATTTAAAAGAAAAAATAACTATCTCTAAACAAGAATATAATAAACTATTAGATGCTTATAACAAGATGAAAGATGTTTTTTCATAAATATAATTAAAGGAGACAAAATTAATGAAGTTTATTAATAGATTAATAAAAAATTTATGGGAATATTTATTTCTACCTATAGGAGTAATATCAATATTTTCTGCTATAATTGGAACTATAATTGGTATGGTGGTTTGTATTGCAATATTACCTAATTTATTTCTCAATCATTTTAATATTCAATCACATTTATTAGATATACTTTCTTTATTATGGTTTTCTTCTGTTTTAGGAATTTTTATTATTCTTATTTATTTTAATCAAGAAGAAAAGGTTAAGTGGTACATTTTATTATTACATGGTATATTACTTGGATGCTTAATATCTATAATGATTCTATGTATTAATTATCCAATACTAATTCTATATGTTGTCTTGACAGTTATTGTAATAGGTGTTATAGTAATAATAATTAAAACAATAAAGGAATGATAAAAATGGTAGGATATTATAATTATTGCCCTAATTGTGGGTGTAGTAAAGTAAAACATATAACAAAAGATGTAACTTATTTAGTATGTATGAATAAAGATTGTAGATTTGCTCATATTATAGAGCCTCCTAATTCTATGGGAGATAAAAGCAGAAAATACACAACAACGTTGAGTGAGGAAGAATGGTCAAAAGTAACAAAAAACATAGATGTTGATGAAATTGACAAGGATTCTTTAACTAGTTTTTCAAGTGATGATTCAGTTTTAGATTATGTACAAATCATTAAAGAACTAATATACAAAAGAGCTATTGATAAGGAAGAAAATAATAGGTATAAAAATATATGGTTTAAATACAAGGAAGAAAAAATAGATGCTTATAAATATGGTTACAATAAATTAAAAGAAGTTGAAGATTTTAGCTATGTAGCACAACCAGTGAAAAGAACTTTGAGTATTTTAGAACAAGATATTAAGAATATGGATGAATTAGATGGTTTAAATGATTTTGAAAAACTTATGAAAAAATTAAATTTGTAAAGGAGTTAGTTTATAATGGCTACAAAGAAACAAATTAAGTATGTACAAGGATTACAAAAAGAATATGGTTTAAGAAATGAGGAAATATATAAAGCGAGTGAAATTAATAGAATGACACATCTTGAAATAGGACAAATTATTGATTATTATAGAACAGAAATTGATAACGAAA